GGATCTTTTAGCGTCTCGCCTAGACAGTAGCGGGCCGGAACTAATCCGTCTTTTGTAAGCTTCCGTGAGATAAGCCCCCACCATGTAAATGGAATGCTTTTCACCAGCTTGTATCTTTCCAGCCCGTACTTCTCTTTGATTTTCTCGAATTCTTCCCCTTCCAACTCTGTAGCAATGATATTTTCTATCAGATACACGTCATTGGAAGAATATTTCACCGCTACATTCATACGTTCTCCTTTCTTAAATATTTGGCATATTTACCATTTGTGTAAGCCGACCAGGCTTTATAGCCTTGGCTTTTCCAGATCCTATAGCCACATGCTATGTTAGTTTCTGGATCGTGGCTGTCGCAAGCTTCGCGGCCTGGCAATATTCTAACCTGTAATAGCGATACAGAATATCCATACACGCGCCCATTTCTTTGGAACGTTATGGTCTTGTCTCCCGTGATGTTTGGGTTGCATCCGCTCTCAGCTTGCATAATCGCCATCATAGTGCGAACATTCCAGTCGTATCTTTGGATCAAGGGTCGAAATCTTTCGCAGCCGCCCGCCTGAGAAACGGGCGAGACTTCGACCCCTGCGGTTTTTGCTTTCGGAGTCCGCTCCTCCGTTATTCTTTTACCGTTTTAACCTTCACTTCCTTAACTATGTTTACAGCTTCCGCCTTAACTTGGCTGTGAACGTTATTCGCGTAAATATTCCCAGCGATGAATGCGGCGATTCCCGCAACCAATGCTGTGATGATGATAGTTTTGATAGTCTCAATCTTTTGTGACATAGTGTTTTTTGTGGTGGATTTCATTTGATATTCCTTTCTTTATAAATTAAATACCCATTTTTGAAAAATTTGTGTTGCCCGCAGTTTACGGCCCAAACGCTACTTTGCCTCTTTCGGCAATTTATTGTATTCTTCCACGATTTCGTCTTTATGGCCGGACAAAATCTCGTCGCGCTTCCACTCTGAAAACGTCTCCAGGTTACCGTTGCCATCAAATCTGACGTACTCATGGGCCAAACTATTATCCCCGCCAAACGCCCACGCCTTGACGGCGGCAAACGGATCGTCGGAGTAAAAGTCTTGGAAAAAATCCTCGTCTAGTCTATAAAGTTTCAGATAATCCAGGCTGCTATTGTATATGCTTACAGTCTCGACCATCTCTGCTAATTTATCAATACTCATTGTCTTCCAAAAGCTCCTCTGCTTTTTCTATCAAATCTTCGTATTCTGATTGTGTGGACAAAAGCCACTCAGCATCTTCCTTGGTGGATAGGTCGAACCCTCCAGCCTCGATTACTTCTAGGAGTGATATCATTTGACACCTCCATTACCTTTAGTGCGGACAACTACTACCCGCTTAATTCCTAACTGTTTGACTTTGATTTGCATGTATTCCCCTTTCTGGAATTTATGTCGTCCCCAGTTTACGCTGCGAACGCAACTTTCTCGTATTCCCGCTCGATCTCTTCTGAGTGATTGGACAGGAGATAGCTGTATTCCCAATCGCTTAAGATTTTCCCATCAAGAATATAATTCTCTTTGGATTTAGAAGCGCACAAATTCTCTAACTTTCCAGTCAAAGCGTATACCGCCTCCAGCTTTTCTTTTAATTCTTCGAACCTGTCCATTTTTTCTCCTTTCTACAGATCGATATTATTTAATACACAAACCAGCGCAATCTCTTCCGCCAGCCTTCGGTCTTGCTTTTCCATATTTACCTTTCTGCAAGCTTTATATGGAGGCGCTACCCCGCTTGTAAAGATAGCGCCTCAGTTCCTCCGTGGAACTACACCCCACAAAAAATTTGAACAGCCCCCAGTTTACGGCGAAAACGCCATTTCCCGGTGCTTCCAAAAATATTGTGGAACACAAAAACAGGCTACGAACGCGTCGCAACCTGTAGCTCATCTTCCAGCTTTTATATTCTCCAAACTTTGTAACTAAAACAGAGGCACTATTAGCCCCTGCTTTTTTCTCTGTTTTTCTAGTGATGTTTCAAATTCTTTTGATCAATAGGCCCCCTCGAATTCCGACATTTCCAAAAGCAATTTATCATAATCTATCGCTTCCGCAACACCTAGATACAAGCGTTTTGAATTGATCTTCCGTATCTCTTTGCCAAAAAGAGACGCGTTAGGCTTTTTATAAACTTCCAGCTTTTCGGCGCCTAGGCGCGCAACTCTACGCGCCCCAGCTCTTATAAATTTTGGCTTTTGATTATTTATCAAAAAGATGTGGTTATCTGTCGGCTCGACTACTAGAACTCGCTCGCCGTTTTTCGCGTTTAATAAGCTAAACGTTCTAAAATTCATACTAGCCAGCCTTCAAGCCTAATTTTGCGATTAGCTCAGCAGGTGTCAAGCCGTTGTCAAGCATAGCCTGCATATTATTTAACGTTACGCGCTGCGCTGTCGGCTTATTAGCTTTGTACTCGTCCAAACTCATAGCGTACTTATCAACTACATTGCCGTCTTTATCGACAACCTGATAATGATATAGAGTAACGTCTTTATCTTCGAATTTTTCAGGTTGTACGTCACGCTGGACTTTTAGCTCTTGGCCGTCTTTTTCGATAAAGTAGTAGTACTTTGGTTTTTCGTTGATGTCTTGAATTGTCATAGTGACCTCTTGACGCTTTAATTATTTAGTTAATGATTGCGTCGTATCATTTAACTGTCTCTAGTATATCTAACTTAAGCGCAAAAGTCAACACTTTTTTAGCACTTTTTTAGACTTTTTATGAGGCACTAGATCTGGTGTACGGATATAAAGATAACCGCTATATCTGGTGTAGATGGTTAGAGTTTCCCACAGGCGCTATACCTAGCGCTGCGTACTTCGATCGAGACACTAGATATAGTGCTAGCGGAATTCTGACGACAGGCACAAACTATTTGTCCCGCTGAGCTATCAGTCTCTTTAAGGCAGCCACTACATTTAGCATAAGCAGGCTACACCGAGATCAGAAAACAACCACCGCAAGTAAACCGCTGCTAAACATATAAGCATAACCGGCTGAATTTTCACGACAGGCATATAGTGTTTGTCACTCTGAGCTAATAAATCCTCTCAAGGGGCACTACATATAGCGTAGAACAATAATAGAACACCCCCTCAATTTGATCGTAAAGTCCGTAAACATCTGTCTAAAACAAATGTCACCCTATTTGATCGTAAAATCCCTAAACGCCCATACGTCCGTATATTTGTCAAGTAGCTACCTCTATAAGATGGAACAGAAGGAGAACGAACAAAGATAGAACGGAAAGACATAAGCAAAATAAATTAGAAAAAACGCTATCGTAAAGTCCGTAAAGTCCGTAAAGTCCCAAAAATCCCTAAAAGCCCATAAAACCCCAAATCTGTCAAATAACAGGGGTAGAGCCGCCTCCCATATATAGTGTGCTACATATAGCGTACCCATTCCCCCACCAACACTATATACAGTATTACCCCCTCAGACCTCGCCAGAGCCTCTACAATCTATTCTACGGCCAAAGATGTATAAACACCCATCTACCAACTCTAAAATCGATTACAGCGCCTCTCACGGCCTCGTTTCTGGCCAAAAAGGCGCTGCTGCACCAAAAAAGTGGAACCAGCGCAGAAACCAAGCCCAATTCTATAGATCAACACATTCTCGCCCTACTTGTCAAACAGGATTATACGCCTGTCGTCAGATTACCTTAAGCCATATCACCCCCGTTATTTTCGTATCCCTGGCCATCTCTAACAGATATGCTATAATAAAAGTAGTGGAACTCGCAGACTGTCGATCGATAAGCCGGTAACTCCACCAAATTAGCCCCCAGCAAGGCTATAAACTGCTGAAAAGTCAAGCGATCGCGTGTGCTATCGAACCTACGAAAAGCCGGTACCGCTACTCAAAATTAGAAAAATAAGCCAGAAACGCACCCAGTGCGTTAGTTTGCGTTTGTGCCCTAGATTAAAATGCGGCGTGATAATACCATTAGATCACCACCGACGGATTAGTCAATAGCGCGCCTGTCGTCGTACCTTCTTTGACATTCTCAAGTATTATGATATAGCTATCTGAACTCTGGCGACAAGCACAACCCATCTGCTCGGCCTAGCCATATACTATCTCTTGCCTCTGGTCAAACCCTGGCCTACCTATTTTCGCCCCTGAATATATCACCCTGCGCATACCCCCATGCCCTCGTCTATACCAGAACATAATCCCCAGAAAAAGCAACAAGCACACCTCTGTCTCTTTGTCAAATATTCCCCATACGCTAGATATAGTGTCTGTGGGAAACTTCTTCGGATCTGGTCGGGGGCACTAGATATGGTGTCTCTGGTCTCTGTACGCCTGTGCTGCTTTATCTCTGAGGGTAGCGCTATATATAGCGGTTAGTCTGGCTTGAGAGGGGTAGGGTGGCGCTAGGGGTGGTGGTTGAGGAATGGAATGGAGAGGAGGAGGGGGTACACCATATATGGTGGTCAGGATCTGAAGCGGGCGAGGCACTAGATGTGGGGTGGGGGGTTGACAAATTGGAGAAATGGTGTTCATCTTTGGGGGGTGGATAGTCGGAGCAACCCCTCTTATAATTTTTTCCCAAATCCTCATGTTGTTTCTCTAACAACTATTCCCCTCTTTGTTTTTTCTTCTTCTTTCTTACCTTCTTTTTTTCTTTCTGAAGATCGGTGCTGTTTAGCTTTTCTCCCCGTGTGTTGTTTTCAGAGGGTTGTCTCTTTCTCTCTCTTCTCTTGTTTGCTTTAGCAGGACAAATAGTTTGTGCCTGTCGTCAAAATTCCGCCGTGTTCTAAGCCTCTCTACAAGATCTTATTCTCAAAGACGATAGATTATACTACTTTTGCTCTAAAACCGCTCACAGAGCGTCTCATGAACTCTCAGGCCCTATTCAGGCTGGGAGTGTTCTTGTGAAGTTCGCAAAGGTCTACCAGCTGCTCGAAAAAGATAACCCAATCAGCGTTGTGCAGTTCGTAGTGCCTTAACTTGCAGATAGACTCTATCTCCTGGACCATCTTCTCTACTAGCTCAGGTTTGAAGCCTTTTTCCGGCTCGACTTCCAACCAGGCTTCAGCTCTTAAAACGACTGATCCAAAATTGTCGTTATAGATAAACTTCTTTTTTTTCTTGTCAATAATTCCGTACTCCAAAGCCTCATCAATGGAAATTGATTCGCTGAACCAATCTCTATGCTTGATGTAAATTCTGTGCCTGTTTCTGTAGACTGGGCACTTACACTTACCGAAAGTGATTGAACCTATTTTCTCTGCATCGATGTGCAATTGTTTGAGAGATCGTAACTTTGGGTCTCCGTAAATTCTATCGTCTATTACCCGTATTTTCATATTCTCAGGATAACACACAAGGTTAAAATTTTTTTCGCCCGAAACTTCGCTTGACAACTCATTAAACGTTTGCTATACTGCGGGCATGAAAGGATATTATTCACCTTATCGGAGGCACATGGACTGCATAGCTCGGAGCCGAGCTAACAGCACTTCTAACACGACCAAGCTTATTTGGGTTATAGGGTGGTTAATTTTGATTGCGATTTTTGTATGAAAAAGAAGACTAACACAGCCGCTGGATTTATCTTATTTTTGATCTTTGGGACTCCGTTCTTTGTGGCTGCTTTCATGGTAGACCCAGTCATGGGGATGGCTATGGTGGGCACTTTTGTGTTCGTCGCGATTTTCGGCAGATGATTGTGGTATAATTAAAGTAAATACAACGCCTAGAGCGTACTTCTTTAATTAAACCAACGGAATGAATATCAAAAACAACATCACAAACACCTTTCGAAATATTGTCTCATCTTTCACAAAAAACTCTGCAGAAAAAGGGCTAGCTGACCCTTACGAGTTTTTCAGAAACGGTCCGCGTCGAATGCCCGCTACTTGGTCTATGGCGGAAATCTCAGACAAAGATTTCTACACTGGGTACGGGTTCGCTGTTGTCAACAAACGGGCCAACCGTTCAGTAGTTCTTGGCAAAAGATATTTATTCACCGACGCTAAAGAATCGGTCATTGCCGACGCCAACGAAAAGGGCGAAAGAATCATCCACCCGTATCTCGATTTGATTCGCGATTCAATAGATTTCTCTGAAAGAGACTTTTGGTACAGTATTTCAACCTATCTAGACCTAGAGGGCGTGTATTACTTAATGGCGGTTCGGGCCGTCTCTCCATCAGGAAGAGTTGGGCATATCCAGAAATTCTCCCTATTGAACCCGTATAATGTCCGCGCCGTGACCAACCCCAAAGGAGAAGTTGGCGGCTATGTTGAGCAGATAAACGGGTTAGTAAGAGAAATCCCGAAAGAGATGATTATCCCGATTAGACTGTTCAACCCGTTCGATCCTAGCAAACCGTATTCTTTAGCTGATGCTGCCCGAGACGCTCAATTCACCATGAAGCAGGCCAACGACTTTGCTCGTGAGGCTATTGACGGAAACTTGAACTCTCCAGGAATTCTCTCGTCTTCGATTGAACTGCCAGAGGACCAGTTTGATAACTTTGTCGAGCGGGTCAAATACCATGGAAGAGGCGAGCCTCTATTCGGAAATGGCTCAGGCGCTCTAAGCTGGATTGACATGCAGACCGACCTAGACAAGGCCGCCTTAGACAAGATTAACTCGATTAGCCGAGACGCCCTGCTGGCTGTTTCTGGACTTTCTAAAACTGGAGTTGGCGTGGAAGAGTCCGGTACCGGTCGAGAAGTCTCCCGAACCCAGAAAGACGACTTTACCGAGAACGCTGTCATGCCTCAGGTCGAGAATATCATTGATGCTCTTAACCTAGACTACCGAAGATACTACGCAGACGAGTACAAGAAGACAAAATACAACATCGCTCTAGACAACCCGCTAGAGACTGACCGCGATGCCGAGAGAGCCGATGTCGAAATCCGCCGAGAGCAGTTCGCTTTGATGCAAGAAGCTCTGAACGCAGGGTATTCTTATGAAGTGGCTTCTAAGTACGCTAGAGGAGTTTTGAATATTACTGATTTGGGTGTGCCTGGAGAGAAAGCTCCTGAGGAGCCAGAAGACTCTGAAGAGACTCCAGAAGAAACTCCTGATGAGCCTAAAGAACAATCTTCTACAGCCTACAAGGGCTACCCGATACCCGTTCTGCAATACCTAGCGGGATACGAAGTCGAATCCTCGACAGAAGAGGGCTCGGTGATTCATTCGACCCATGAACTGGACATCAACAGCCCGGTCAGAATTTCCGAAATCAAGGAGACCGAAAACAAACTGATAGCTGAAATCGACAATAGCACTTACATTGAACTAGGAAAAATATCTGCTAGCACCGATAAGCCTGCCGTACTAGCCAAACTGAACAAACGTTACAAGAACCAACTTGTGGCAATCAAGAACAAGCTAGACGAAGCAGAAATTTTGCAAGAAGCTGTCGAGCGGGCCGAAGATAACCTTTTTGACGAATATCTGAAAGACAGCCCAGATGCCAGCAGACACATTCAAGAGCTCAGTCTAGCGTTTACAGTGTACTACACCGCGCTATTCCCGACATATGCGGCCGAGCGGGCTAGACAGACAGCCAAAGAACTTGATCGCCCGGTGCGAAGAGTTGAACTCACCGATCGAGTCAGGCAGTCTATACAGAACTTCTCTTTCCGAGAGGCTGAATCCCATATCAACACGATACTAATGGACCTGGAAAACGCTAAAGCCTCAGGAGAACCTCTTAAGCAAGCATTCGAAGAAATCAAGGCTAGGCGCGCTCCAGCGATTGCCGAAAACGCAGCGGCCAGAGTGCTAAGCTTCTCTCGCTACGAGGCAGATTTGCAGGTTTTAGCCCATGAAGGACTGCTGGATAAAGCCTACAAAGAACTTCACTCGTTGACTGGTGAACCTTGCGAATTTTGCAAAGCTTTAATCGCAAAGGGCCCAATTCCTTTTGTAGATAACTTCGTTGACAAAGGTACAACAATCAGCGTGGACGGTAAAAGTATGAATTTCGATTACGAAGACATCTCGGCTGGAAATGTTCACCCAAACTGTAACTGCGCTTATAGGCTTGTTATTGAAGACTAGCCGCCATATCTTTAACGCCTCTTTTAGTGAACGAGCCGTCTCCGTTAATAACAACGAGCGGTTCTTTCACTTTTAAGGCAACTTCTAGCACTTTTTGCGGGTTATAAGTAGATTTTTCAGCCCAAACCACTAGAACTGGCACTCCCTTCTTTGAAAGATAGAGCATTTTGTGGTTAAAAGTCTCGATGGCGACTTGTTTGTTGTGGAACCCTCCCCCGAAAATCTCTATGATAGTGTTTTTTTCGGGCAAATAGAGGTCTACGTTAAACCTACCGAACGCTTTTTGAGGGATAACCTCTATTCCCGACTTCTTGCACAGCTTAATTAACGGTTTCTCGTAAACGGGGTCGATCGTCGGCTTTTTTTCTCTCGACAAAGCCAGTTTGTTGCGGTGAGAGGCGGAGTGAATAGATCCCAGGTTAGCTTCAGCCGCTTTAGCTGTGATTTTCTTGTTCTCTTCAGGCGTTCTTCTCGACGCGGTGATGCGATTAGCTGCTTTAGGGCTCCGAATTCTAATTTTATTTCTTTTTAGAACGCCTCGAATATAGTTATTGCTCACTCCGAGCTTCTTAGCTATTAAATAGGAAGCCACCCCTCTTTGGTAGTAGTAGATTATCTGTCTATCGGTCATCGCCGCTGCCGCTGAGTACTCCTCGAGCCTGACGACTTCGTAGTTTTTCAAGGTTAGTTTGGGCTACATCTTCGAGCTCGAGGTCAAGATAATGAGCTAGTACCGCAATATACCATAGAACGTCGCCCAACTCTTTTTTGATGCTTTCCTTGAACTCGTCAGAGCCAAAATCAGACCCTTTGTCCCGCACGACTTTCTTGGCTTTTTCCATAATCTCGCCCGTTTCGCCGGCCAAGCCTAACAACAGGTGAAAAATCTCGTCCCTAGAGCGCTTGTCCCGCGCGGTTTTTAACGCTTTATCTTGGTACTCGTTCATATTCCTCCTTTTTCTCTATTTTATAACACTATGAAGATAAGATCAACCTCAAGCAATGTTATAATAAGAGCATGAAGGTAATCAATGACAACAAACTGCCAACAGCCCCCATTTCCGAGTTCAAAGAGACTCAAGGAGACTTAAAGTTTCTCTCGAAAGACAACTATAGTAAGCTCAAGCGGAATATCGAGCGTAGGGGATTCTATCTGCCTGTCTATGTATGGGTAGACAAATCAGGCCAAAAATGGCTATTAGACGGACACCAGAGAAAACACGTTCTAACGACCGAGGGTTGGAATGACCCAATCCCTTATTTAGTAGTACCAGCCAAAAATAAGGAAGAGGCTGCTCAAAGACTTCTGGAAATTACCTCCCAGTTTGGAACAATTACCCAAGAAGGCATTGATGAGTTCATTGCTAAGTTTGAACTCCCAGAAATAGAGACTTTAGAGAACGTGAACTTTGACGGAATCTTTAACTTCTCAATTGAAGCCGAGCCCGAAGAAGAGGAATTTGAAGATGAACAAATCGAACAAAAAGAGAACACCGATCCAGCTATCAAATTTGAAGTCAGATTAATAGACGGTGCCTACCGTGCCAAATACACAGAAAATAAAAAAGCCCATGAGATCGGCTCGTTCGAATCTATAGTCGAAGTTCAAGAAGCTGTTTCGGGTGTTTTAGAAGATTGGAGCGAACAATGAAAACAATTGATCAACTACTAAAACTTTCTCAGAATCCATTTTACAAACTTCTGCCAGAAGAGCAGGAGGTACTTGACAATTTTTTATTGAAGAAACAGGAAAAAGGCTCGGAGAACTCTCAGAAGGAGAACTCAGAAAAATTATCAGAGAGCACTCCTGTGACTGTTCGCAACGTCGTCGAGAAAGCTGATACTGGGTTGCCTATTGATTCTCGGTTTAGAACAACAAAATCAGCCGAATAAACGACGCCCCGCTGTCGAGAATCAGACTCAAAAGAAAAAATAAGTCAATAATCGCGACAGCCAGCCATAACTTTGTCGATAAAGGTATTTTAGAATATTCTCTCTCTGGCTTGCTCACAAACAAATTTTAACTCCTGTCGTGAACAAAGTCAAGAACTATAGTATAATTAGCTCATGGTAAAAACTCGTTTTGCTCCCAGCCCGACTGGGTATATACATGTAGGTAACGTCCGAACTGCCCTTTACACTTATTTGGTGGCTCGAAAAAACAAAGGTAAATTTATACTACGGATTGAAGACACCGACCAAAGTCGTCTTGTCGAAGGCGCAGAAGAGCTAATCTTGGATACTCTAAAATGGCTCGGGCTAGAGTGGGACGGAGAAATAGTCCGTCAGACTTCTCGAAAAGATGTTTACCTAGAATACGCCTCTAAGCTAATAGAAAAGGGGCTAGCCTATGCCGATCCTTACTCTAAAGAAGAAGTTGAAGAATTTAGAAAACAAGCCAAGCAGGCGAAAAAAGCCTTTTTATACCGAGACCACCGGCCGAAAAACCCACCTTTTTGGCGGTTGGGGATGCCTTTAAGGTTCAAAGTACCTAAGCTTAAACGATACGAGTGGAATGACGCTGTTATGGGACATTTATCTGCTGGCGAAGAAGCCTTAGATGATTTTGTCCTGATTAAAGCTGACGGATTGCCTACTTACAATTTCGCTCACATAATCGATGATTACGAAATGGGCATTACTCATGTTATCCGTGGTGCTGAATATATAGCTAGCACACCGAAATATCTTTCTTTGTATGAGGCTTTAGAGATTGAACCACCTGTGTTAGCTCACGTGCCGCACATCCTCGCTCCTACTGGGAATAAAAAGCTGGGCAAGCGAGACGGCGCGAAAAGTGTAGCTGAATATAGAGCAGAGGGGTATTTGCCGGAGGCTATGTTAAACTTTCTGGTTCTGTTGGGTTGGCACGAAAAAGAAGAGATTGAAGAGATATATTCCAAAGAAGAACTTATCGAAGCGTTCTCCCTTGACCGAGTCCAAAAAGCAGGAGCAAGGTTTGACGAAAGAAAGCTGCTTTGGATGAACGGGCAGTGGATTCGTAAATTGGATTTAGATGATTTATACCAGCGATGTGATTCATTCTGGGGAGATGAAGCAAAGGAATCTAACAAACGGTACAAGAAGAAAATTCTTAGTCTAGTGCAAGACCGCCTGAACACTTTAGAAGATTTATCAAGCACGACTAGTTACTTCTTCAAAGAGCCAGAAATAAACATGAGCTTAATCACTGAGAACAAACAACTTAAGAAATTAACCACCGCTGAGCTAAAAGGGCTGCTGTGTGTAGCCGAGTTCAGGCTAGAAGAACTTAAAACATGGCGACCAGAAAACATACAAAGATGTCTGAATAAACTGCTAGAAGAAACCGACAGCAAGCCAAGTATCCTATTCAGTCTTATTCGTATTTCGGCTACCTGGACTCCGTTCAGTCCTCAGCTAAACGAAACTCTAGCTCTGATTGGGCAAGAACGAACACTCCAAAGATTACACAATCTTTTTGACAGCCTCTAGCAGTATCTTTTATGGTATAATAAATTTAAGAAGAAGACATCGAGAGACTAGACATAAGTTCTGAGCTGTAGTCGCTCTTCTAAAAAACAAAAACCTCAAAAAACAATAAAAACTAAAAGAGAAAAGTAAATGGAAAAACACAAAAACCAATTACAAGTCTCGGTTTCTAACGGAAGCTTTACAGACGAAGGCGAAGGTGTGGTTTCTTTCCCGGGAGGACTGACCATCACCGACAACTCGGTTATGCGCAGCGGTACACAATACGACATCGACTCGCTCGATATCTCAAAGTACAGTGGGCAACTGACAGCTGATCACGTGGATTCTCTGGGCACTCTCATTGGCAAAGTCTCTGGCGTGGTTAAGGAGGCAAACCGTGTATCGATTCAATCGATTAAATACGCGGTCAAGGAAAATCCGTACGCTCGCCTGGCATATGACTTGCTGGTCGGTGGATTCTCGAATTCCTTTAGTATCGAAACCATTGGCGACTGGCCGAGCATGCAAGACCCGGTATTCCGCGGTCATGAGCTGGTCGGATTGTCGCAAGTAGTCGTTCCGAACAACTACAACGCAACGGTCAACGGTTTGCAAGAGGCTGTACGTAACTCTCTGGAACTATCTAAACAGAACGGGCTAAACGTAGACGAGTTAGAGAACGAATTGTTGAACTCCAAAGAAGACCCGAAAAAGAAAAAGCCAGAAGAGGAGCCAAAGGAAGACCCTGAAGAGCCCGAGGAAACCCCCGAGGAACCAGAAGAACCAGAAACTCCCGAGGAGCCTGACGAGGAACCCGAGGACACTGAAGACCCTGAGGAAGAGCCTGAGGACAAAAAAACAAAAAAGAAACCAGTAGAGAAAAACTCTGCTGAAGACGAACCTGAAACCCCAGAAGAGCACAAGGAAGAACCAGAAGCTCCTGAGGAAACCCCAGAAGAGCCAGAAGAGGAATCTGAAAACGGCGAGTCTGAAAAAACAGAAAACAAAATAAATAAACAAGAGGAAAAATTAGACATGACTCCTGAACAAGTTCAAGAGATTGTTGCGAACGCTGTGGCCAGCGCTATCAAACCAGTCGCAGAGAGCGCAACTAAAGCTGCTGAGTTAGCGCAGGACGCTCTAGACGCGCAAGCTAAAGAGCCTGAGTTCAAAGCAGCTAACAGCGCACAAACAGACACGGCTTACAACGAACGTGCAAGCTTGGTCAAACAGCTGAACGCAGCCGTACGCGTTGAGCGTAGCTATAGCCCAGAAGCTATGCAGTCTTGGCACAAAGAGAAGGTTGCTAGCTTAAACGCTTTGAAGGAAGCTGGCATTGTTGCTAACTCGCTGACACTCGAGGATCTTGGTAACTTTGTTATCGGACCAGAGCTTTACAACGAGATTGCAACTGCTCGTACTAACTATTCAGCGATTCTCGACGCTACCAACTGGCGCGAATCAGACTCGATTCGTTACGGCTGGCTAACTCGAAGCTCTGACATTGACATGAAGAGCGTCGCTACAGGTGCTTACGGCAGTGTCGCTTCACCAGACACCAGCGACAAACGACTGAAACCAGTATCACAGCCAGGCTACAAATCACACACTGATGACATGGAAGAGCTGGCGGCCGTCTGCCCAGTGCCGATTAGCACGATTGAATTCGCTGCTGCTGACATTCTAGACGACATCGCGGCTGGTTTCCGCAATGACTTTGACCGCAAACGTGCGCAGTTGGTCATTGCTCGCTTGCAGCAAGCTGTAGACGCTACTGGCAACAAACAAACCTTTGATATGAGCGAAGGGCTAGAGGGCTGGACGATGGTTGTCGCTCGCGCCGCTGACCACACAAGCGTTGGCACGCTGGTTATGAGCAACAAGACGTTAGCTCTGTTGAAGAACCAAGCTATCAAAACCCAGAACGCTGCTGTTCTGCAAGAAGTTGCTGGCGGTACATTGTTAGGTACTCCGTTTATCGCTGTCCCTAATGACTTGATGCCGACCCTGAATACAGCAGAAACCCGCAAGTTCTCGGTTAATGGTACAGATGTGACGGTTAACTCGGCTGTGTTCTACGCAGACCTGAGCACATTCTCTGGTCGCACTCACGGCGGTCTGAAATATGACGTCGATGGTCGCGCTTCCTACGAAATGGGCGGCAAGGTCTACTCCGCGTTCCAGCGAAACGAGCTGCTTATCCGTGGTTCGTTCTTCCGCGGCGGCGTGGTTCGAGACGAAACTGTTGTTGCATCTATCCCAGCTGTAGCAGTTTCGTAATCTAAAAAAACAAAAACAAAAACTTAGGTAGGGAAATGACCATTGAAGAGTACACGAAATTAACTGGCATGACAGTCGCGTCCAATGATATGGACCGCCTCGAGGCTATCATTCGTCGATGCGAAGCCAGACTGAGCTCTCTTCTTGGTTATTCCCTATCTGGGCAAAAAGAATGGGCTGAATTAGGAAAAATGCAGTTCAGCGGCTATGTGCCGTTTCCTTCCCTGCCAGTGGACGCCGAAACAAAGAGAAATCTTTTGCCTGCGGACCCAGTCACTGGCGTTACCTACCTGTTCAACTACGACGAGTTGGACAAGCACATTAGAATTTCGCCATTCAAATCTGTGCACAGAGCAAAAATAGTTTTGCCAATCGACGAGGACCAGTTTATCACAATTTACGAGTTGGACGATGTTACGCCCTATCTAAACGACGCAGGGCTTGTGGTAGCTATCAACCGAAAGAGTGATTGGTTCAAATGGACATGGTACGCACGAATATCTAGAGTATACAGGTTGAGCCTGATGATTGCTATCGAGGGCGAGCCTATGGAGTTGTCTTGTGACCGCTCCTACGACGATTTGAGGTATCTGCTCGCGGATATGGTAGCTTACTACTCAGACCCCAACTATTCTCTGCTTGGTAATATTAGCTCGGAGAAGATTGACTCGCACAGCTATACTCGACGCTCTACTGGAGCTACCCCAGACTTGGCCGCTCCGCAAGGGCAAGCAAGCGCTAAAAAGATTATCGAGAAGTACGCTGGGCCGAGCGCCTTTAGAAAGATGGTGCGATGAAGTACCCAGACACCGTAAGACTCATCGAGACAAAGCCAGATGGGTACGGCGACAGAGCGGTCAAAACCGAGGTCGTTGCAGCCGCTGCCTTCGTCAAGAGAGCTGGTTACACCCACGGGGGAAATACTGAGGGCGAGACTTCGACCGCTGCAGTGTATCTTGACCCGAAGAACTCTAAAGTGCTGGGCTACAAGGACGGCCTTGAGGGTATGTATATCTGGGCAGAACCATTTTCACAATCTACTTGGTATAGAATTATCAGCGCTAATGTCGCAGAGAGGAAACTCCTGAACAACGCTTTAGACAATATCTACTGCCAACTAGAGAAAGTAGCAGGCCTAGCTTATGTTCGTATCAGCTAAAACCTACTTCAAGAATGGTATGCCGCACAACATCAGGCTTCTGATTCGTGCGAACACACAACTTCCTGAAGAGTTCATCAAGCGATACAAGAAAAACGTGTCTAAGATAACTCCGAAAAAGAGTGGTTGGTTGCGGCGAAGTATTATCACCCAGGTCACGCCCGGGCGAGGTGAAATAACTTGGCGTGCTGTCTACGCGGCCGCACAAAACCAAGGCTGGCACACTACAAAAAGCGGTAAACGGGCTATCTACAAAAGATACACTACTGGTGGTACTGGTGCCAAGTTCGCTACAGAGGCCTTCAAGAAAACCAAGGCGGAGATGCCAGCAGTATACCGAGAGTTGGGATTGACTAAATGATAGATACAAAAACAGTAGGAGAAGCTTTTGTAAAATTTCTCGAAGAAAAAGATTACGGCACTTTTGGCGTGGACTTGTTTCTAGGGGAGTTGCCGATCGAAGCGCCAGACAAAGCCTGGCTGGTCGTGGTATCTGGGGGTAATCCAGAGCTGGTTACTTTAGACGGCGGAATGATAAAGCTATACACATTCAATGTCTATCGACGTGCATTGGCAGGGAAGGAAATCGAACGCGAACTATTCGGTCTAGAAGAGACATTGAACTGTGCGGAATGTGTTAATCTGGAGGGGTTCCAAACAATCTATACCAGAGCAACACAATTCGCCCAGGACAATGATCTCGAAAACGAGAACAGGCGCATTGGTCTTGTGCAGGCACAAATACGCTTGTTCCGAGGCAAAACGTAAAAAAGGAAAAACAAAAATGGCTTTAGTAAGAGGACCTTTCAAATTCAAGTGGGGGACCAACGTGCTCAGCAACATTTCTGAGATGGATTTCTCGTACGATGTTGAAGAGAGCGACACCTCGACTTTGGACGGCAACAAATACACTATCCAGACTGGGCTGAGCGCTTCTGCGACCTTGACCTTGCTTGATAACGATGTTGCTTCATTAGCTACTATTCTACCCCAATACTATGTGGCTAAGGGCGCTAAATTATCAACTGGCGAAACCGTGGGCGCAGACAAAGGCGCAGTTGACATTGCGGCAGCTTCATGCTCGTCGAGTGTTACCTATAACAACCTAGATATCTGGGCTTGTGGTGCAAATGACAACACAGAAGTTATGCGTTTAGTCAACGCCCGTACGCAAGTGGACAGCATTGATCTAGGCGATGGCTTGAGGACAGTACAAATCAAGTTCATCGGTGAGCCGAAACCAGGTCATGGCGCAGTCCAGTTCTTGAACAGCAAAGAATCGTTCGTGAGTTAAAAATCCATAAAACCAAAGGAGTTTATAAATGGCAAAATATAATTTAACGAGTAGTCTTGACAAAACGTTCACATTCTCGATCGAAGACAAAGAGTTCTTGTTCACAAAACCGACGGTGCGCCAAGCACGTGAGATGGCTCGTTTGTTCTCTGCAGCTCAAAAAGAGGAAGACCCAGACATGCAGTCTCAAAAGAGTCAGGAAGCTATGCGCGAAGTGTACTCTTTCATTACATCGATGGGGCACAATGAGAGCATTGAGGACGTTCTGGACAACCAAACAGTTGACGTTCAGGCGGCCTTCGGCGAGATGATGAAAAAAGAACTGAGTCTTGAATAATGAACGAAAGCTTTGACGAAGCTTCTGCACGAGTCAGGGCTATATTCGGCAACGAAGTGTCTGTCAAGCCTGTCCGAGAACAGACTGCTTCTTCAGACGACGAGAACGAAGAGGTGGACCTGCTCACCCGGGTCTGCTACTTCTATCCTCAGTACACTTTGGAAGACGCTGAACAACTCGCAAGCACTCAGGTAGAGGCCTTGCTTTGGCAGGCTGAAAAACAAAGGGCTACCGAAATGTATCATATGACCCTTATCGCGGCAGCGCCTTATTCCAAGAAGGGGAAAATGGTCAAAGAGTTATTAAAGAAATACGAAGAAATCATTAAGTCGTAATGGAAAACAATGAGATAATAACCAGATTGATTGCGCAGGACGAGACAACACCTGTCCTCAAGAAGGTGGATCGCCAACTTGGGTCAACAGTGAGGTCTTTGTCTAATTTGGGTAGCGCCTCCAAGAATACTGCTGGCGCTCTAGACGAGTCTGCCTCAGCCTCCAAAAGACAGGCGGGCGGGGCTGACCAGGCTGCTAGTTCTACCGACCGTGCTGCCAACGCTCAAAAAAACTGGTTTGCTCATATCACCAGGACCACGATTCAATCGGCCTTAGTCAATAAGGCCTTCTTGACTGTTGCGGATTCCATCGGCAAAGCCGCCAAACAAACAGACCTTATTGAGACATTCCCTGCCGCTATGGCCTCCATGGGGGTGTCCTCAAATGTCGCCTCTGACGCTCTTAGCAAACTCCGAGTGTATGTTCAGAACGTAGGAGGGGACCTAGCCGCAGCCACTAATGCAGTTTCTCGCTTTGTACAGGTCAACAAAGACGTCAAAGCCTCGACCGCTGTCTACGCAGGTGTTAATAATGCTCTCATGGCAGGCGGCACTTCTGCAGAAACCCAAGCTAGCGCTCTGGAGCAGCTTATTCAGGCCTACTCGAGAGGTAAGTTCGAAGGCGAGGAGTGGCGCTCTGTCAACACAGCTATGTCTCTTGCTATTAGCAAAACAGCCGAAGCTTTAGGCTATGTGAACACATCAGCATTGCAAAAAGCCCTAACTGATGGCGCGGTCTCGATGAACCAGTTTATCACTGAGCTTACGAAGATATCCACGGAAGCTGGTCCTATCGCCGAACAAGCTATGCTCAGAATGAACGGCATTGAATTTGCCCAGATGGCTATGAAAAACGCTCTGGTCAACGGATTAAACGAAATCTACGCTGCTGTCGGTAGGCAGAATATTGTCGCTTTCTTCACCTTTTTGACTGACGTTATCCGAGTTTTGTTCACGTGGATTGTGGCGCTTATAAACGCGTTCAGAGGCCTTATAGGGTTCATCACAGGAAAGAAGCTGGAACCTATCACAGGAGACACTCAGGAAGCTCTGCAAAATTCTGCAGGCAGTGCTGGAAAGATAGGCAAAAACCTAGATGATGCTGGTAAATCAGCCAAAAAGCTCCACAACCAGCTGGCTGCTTTCGATAAGATGAATGTTCTTCAAGAGCCGACCACAAGTGACGGCGGCAAGAAAAAGAAGGGCGGAGCAGGCAACGGAGGCTTCGACCCAGGCCAGACTTCAGCTCTTGATAATATATTCGGCAAGATGGCTGGCAGCCTTAAAGAGGCTTCGCTTTGGGCCAAGATACTTGCTGGTATAATCGCCGCCTTGGCTGTCAATAAGCTATTCGGAGGAAAACCTCTGGATATGTTGATAAAAGGGCTTGACACAGCTACTCGTAAAATGTTCGGTCTGGACAGAGCAGCTAAACAGGCCGGAGCATCAGCGGGCAAATCACTAGGGCAGAAGATAGGCGAAGGTGTAAAGAGCGGCATCAGCGGAGTTGGATCTTTCTTGGGTTCAGCCCTGGGCTCTTCTCTCGCGAAATTATCGCCGGCCTTCACTGGACTTGGCTCTACTATTTCGGAAACATTCAGCAGCCTCGTCGCGACAACAGGAGGCTCTGCCGCAGCAGCAGTAGGAGTTATTGTTTTGGCTGTCGCGTCTGCAGTGGGGGAGTTCATGATATTGAAAGACAATTGGAACACTATTGTTGATACTCTCAAACAGATTTGGAACGGTTTCTGCGACATTCTAGAGAAAGCTTCTAGACCTGCGGTGAACGCCGTCAAGAAAATATGGGGAGAACTATCCAAAGCACTTAAGCCAGCGATAGACTCTATGAAGAAAGCGTGGAGCGAAATTGCAAAAGCTATAAAACCGTTCACAGACGAGCTGTCTAAACTCTGGAATACCTATATTGCTCCATTCGTTAAAACTATTAGTGATTGGATTGAAAAGAACGGGCTTCTTGTAGCTGGGCTTAAGATTCTCGGCGCTATATTCACTGGCATGCTTGCCGCCGCGTTTGCCTCAGTTCTTGTGCCTATCGGCTTGGTAGTTGTATTATTGGCTGGAATAGCTTCGACAATAGCTATAGTAGTTAGCGCTATCGTTGATTTTGTGTCCAAAGCAATAGCAGTCTTTATGGACCTGTGGAACGCAATCACTACAGGTGTATCCAACGCGTGGAATACCGCAGTCGCCATAATATCTGGGATACCTTCTTGGTTCAACAACAATATTGTTGTGCCCGTAGCTGCTTTTCTCGTAGGACTGTGGAACACACTCATAGACGGGGTCAAGAATGCTTGGAACACTGTAGTGGGAGTAGTATCAACCATACCTGGCTGGATCAACACGTTTATCATCGTTCCGGCCATAGGATTCTTCCTATCTCTGTGGAACAGAATTGTAGGAATATTCGCGGGTGCTGGACGTTGGTTCGGAGACGTGTTCAGAGGCGCATGGGATGCTATCACAGGTATATTCTCTGGTGTGGGCGGTTTCTTCAGGGGGGTATGGGACACTATTGTTCGCATATTCACAGGTGTTGGCACATCGATAGGCAACGCTATAGGCGGGTCTGTGAAGGGTGTAGTGAACTCTATTCTTGGGTTTGCCGAGAGCAACATCAACGGCTTCATCAGGGCCATCAATGCGGCGGTAGACACAATCAACCGTATTCCTGGCGTGCATATTGGTCACTTAGGGCTATTAAATATTCCTCGTCTTGCAACTGGTGGTGTAATCAGCCAGCCTACCGTGGCCATGGTTGGCGAAGCTGGTGCTGAGGCTGTCATGCCGCTTGAAAATAACACTCAGTGGATAGATAAATTGGCCTCTAAGCTAGACAGGGGCAGCTCGCGCCCTAGCGACAATGGCTTAGAGGTGACTAACCGGCAAGACCAAAAACCTATCCATATCACCATCAATGTATCGGGAGTGTTTGCCACGAGCAACGCCGAAAAACGCAAGGTGGCCGAAGAAATAGCCGACCAACTAAAAGACCTGTTCAAGGCCCGCGGAATTAAAGGAGTATTTTAGATGGCATACGAAATAACACTGAAAAACAGCTACACCACGTGGAACTCTCCAACTCCAGACCCGCCTATCGTTCAGCGATATATCGACAGCGCCATAGAAGTGACCACCCTAGACCTAAACGTCTACACTGACCTCTTGAGCCGTAAGCGAAGCTGGACAATCCAATGGGGCTATATGGACAAGACCTCTTACAGCAACCTGCGCTTTATTATTGAGAGCCAGTTCACCAACCTTGAACTGCCGACCTTATCAATACCAGACTTCAGAGTCCAGAACGTCGTAGTCAAAGCTACCCTTAATGACCATAGCGTTGTCGATAGAAGCGGGCTAGTCGAAAATATAGAACTGACATTGAGAGAAACTATCCAGGCTTCGAAGAACTATATGGTGTCATAGAGAAGAATATGCAGAAAGTATCACCATCATTTCACCAGAAATCTCAAGCGTCTGTGCGTCATCACAGTTGGGCGCTCCTGTTTTCTTTTGATAAGGAATTCGACAACAAGAGTACGTTCTTCACTCTGGACAGGTCTATACTCAACGGCAAGGACATCCTAGCGCCAGTCGGAGATAATGTACTCCAGTATTGGGACTTTTATCGGTTTGCTCCGTACACCGACAGATTAATTTCAATGGAGTGGAGTCGCGAACTTGAGTTCCCCTACTCAGTACAGTCTTGTATTGCTACTGTGACTTTGAATAATATAGACAATTATTTCTCTAGCCATACAGGCAGCCCGATAGACCAATATCTTATTCCATCTAGACCTGTCAAGATATTCTCAGGATTCGACAATGAGCCTTTTTTGCAGCAATTTGTCGGGTTGACCCAAGATAAGCCCGAGCTAGACCAGGACTCCAATACCGCTAAATTCCAGGCGCTGGACTATCTGAGCGAGCTGTTCAAACTTAAACTGTCGGATACTATCTCTGAGTCCAACATTAATACAGCAGACGCGCTAGCTCTACTCTTCAGGCAATTTGGCATAGAGCCTAACCAATTTAAGTTAGAGAGGGGTTCCAATACTATTCCTTTCCTGTTCTTTTCTAGCGGCGAAGATGCGGCCGAGGTCTTTCGAAAGATTATGCAAGCCGAAGGCGGCAGACTGTGGATAGACGAGACGGGAATATTCAGGTTCGACAGGCGTACTTCGATTCATAATGATATTGTATTCGCGTTCGACGAAAGTAGCATCTCCTCCTTGTCGGTGACCAGAGACACTGAGATCATAAACCGAGTAACTGTCACATCGAATATCCGTGAGAAGCAGCAAATCCAGCCGATTCACACGGGCTCAGGAAGACTATCCGAGGCGAATCTCTCGGAAGCGATAGTGATACCAAAGGGTGGTACAGCAGAGTACAGCTTCAGGACTGACGACCCTGTGGCAGAGTTGGTCGAGCCTACAAACGGGCGTCAGGTAGGAACGTCATGGTTCTCTGTCAGAACGCGCGGGGGCGAGAATATTCCCAGCGGTGTGTCTATTAAAAAAATAACGAGGTCAGCTAGTGGTGTCTCGATTATTTTCGGCAACAGTAATAGCTACGACGCGTTCCTGTCAGCAATAGAAGTCTATGGCGCGCCAGCTAAGATTGTTGATACCATTGATTATGACGCTTACGATCAGGACAGCATCGATAAATATGGAGAGCATCTGCTCAAAATAGAAAACGATCTATTCGGTCGAGAATCAAACTGCCAGTCTTTTGCCTATGCTGTGTTAGCAGCTTATTCAGAGTTCGATGCCGTTATTGAGCTTACAGTCAAGAGTAATCCAGCTCTACAGCTTTTTGATATTATAAAAGTAGACACCAGAAAGATATCAGGTACTTTTCAGATAACGAAAATCGCGAGCTCTGTTTCTGGCAGTGGGATAACGCAAACTCTAAAGGCTCGAAGACATACTATACGTTCGTACTTCATTCTGGACAAATCATTACTAAACGGAAGCGATGTATTAGCACTATGATAACTGTAAAAAAACGATACTCAGGACAAAGCGTCATTTCTACCAACAGTGGAGATATCCGCATAGAGACTGGTGCGGGTAGATTAGTGGTGTACGACAGAGACACCAACAACGAGGTCACAGTTCTCGACAAAGAGGGCTTTCTATTCTCAGACGGCAACGTAAGACGGATCAAACTGGGCTCTTTTGCTTCTCGAGTAGGGCTTTGGGTGAGCAAGGCCGGTAAAGACGTAATTGACTTATTGGGGGGCTAATGATAAAGGATTTCGTCCTAACCAGCGACTACCCAATAGACCAGGTAGTGTACCGGAGCGATATTATACCGGTGACGGCTCAAGGGTACAACACCAGCCGGGTGAATATAGCTCACGGGGTGGGACAAGAATTCCTGCCGATAGGGCAGTACTCACTGAGCGGGGACTTTTCTTCGAACGTGTTCGGGGTGGGTTCATCAGAAGCAGGACCTGGAGGAATTCTCAAGTTTTCCACTAGATTAGGCGTCTCCTCCAGCACTATGGCTATAGAGGTAGTCAACCAAACTCAATCCACCGAGACGCTGTATTTCAGAGCTATCGGGCTCGCGATAGAGGGGACTCATAGACCGTTCGCATCTACTAGCCATTATCACGATCTTACCTTTAACACAGACACCAACCAATTGAAGTTGGTCGATTCGGGCTCAGCTGTAGTAGGCTCAAATGCGAGCGTGTCTATTCCACATTCGCTGGGATATATACCGACAGCTCTAGTGTGGCAGTCCTCTTGGTTGGGGATAACGCTCGTGGATTACGTTTCGGTCGAGAATGAACTATTCGGACAGAACGTGTTTATTGACTCGCAAAATCTAATCATATCGAGACAGGGGCTTGAGGGCACGAGCACCTACTACTACAGGATATACGCCGATGAATAATTTTCCAGATGACTTCAATATAAACAGCGACTACGCGACTATCAGCCATGTCGGAGACGCCTCTGTCCAGTTGGTGCTGCCAGCTGGGCTCTCTATCCCGCCTAGCACCAACTATGTCCAAAAGAAAGAGATGGACTTGGTGGCTACAGGGATTCTTCGTCTACTAGTGAGCACTTCGAAATATCCTTATAGAAAGGTTGTCTCTTCTTCGATGTCTTTGACTAGAAATTTTAAGGTAGACACAGGAGAGACCACCCCTACGACGGTGCTGATCGTGGGCTGGCTACAATCAAATGGAGTTGCCGCCTGTTCGCTTAGTATTCCCAATGTGTTCAACACAACCCTTTTTTACACAGGGGGTACCGAGGTGTTCACTGTCGAAGCTAGAGCGATGACGTTCCCGTACTAAAAATGGTATAATATAGTTATGAACAGATACGCAGAACACAATCGGATTGGCGTGTATCGGGTTCTCAGGAACTCAGGTTTTACAGTCAAAAAATACACTGGCGGCTATCCATACCTCAAGAACGGTATTATGGTGGAATCATCGGAAGCTGAACCTATTTACTCTTACGGCAAGAATTACAAAAATGATGCTGGAGAGTTTTCGCTGTTCGTGTGGACAACAAACAAAAACAAAAAAGAAGTAGAAGATAGACTCGACCAAGCCTCCAACCGCGTGACCGTGGACAAGATAAACGGCACATCGACTATTGGTTCGTTCGTCTACCTAGATTAGGAGAAAAATATGTCATTGCCTCATCAAAATCTTGATGCTGTTCCCTTCACCCCGCTCACAGCAGAATTTCTTGACAATATGAACGAGAATATTGAATCGCTCGCTAGGGGAACGGGACTCGACAACAAGTCCGTGAAACCAGAAAAAATCGACCTTGCGTCAATGTTCGCGGGCAAGAACCACAACCAAATCGTTACTATTGGCAAGCTAACCATCCAATTTGGTTGGACGCAGTTTTTGGGTAATAGTACAAAACTTGTACAAACGCCGATTACTTTTCCGAAAGCCTTTACAGAAGTACACGCTATCCTGGCTGGGTTCAACGGCTATAAAGACTCGGTAGCTGGCAATCGTTTGCCTGAGTTTATAACCCCAGTCGGTGCAGGTAACCATGTTGAAGCGTCTAAGATTACAAATACAGGGTGTGTCTTGGTGGCAACATCGGTAAATAATTTCGGCTATGCCCAGCACGCTGTGTCTTGGATTGCGATAGGAGAGGCCTAGAATACAACCGAAAAATAGAGTCTGACGCGGTCCTCCAGGGCTGCGTTTTGCTATAATATAAAGAGAGAGAAACAAAAAAATGGCTCAAATAAACCCCATAGTAACGATCAATGGAGTCTCTCTAGACTCCAGCCAGATAGCTCAGTATAAACTCACATATAACAAGCTTTGGAAAAATGCCAATCGTAATATGGACGGTGTCGTCACCGCTACGCTCATTGGTATATACCCGAATATCTCATTGACTACGAGAAGTTTGTCTTTTGACGAAGCGATGGCTCTATCAAACGCTGTCAATACAGACTACTTTACCGTGACCTTTTGGGACACCCAGACTAGTACCCATAAGACAGCTGTCTATTACGCTGCCGATCACGAGGTAGAGTTTCTGAGCGAGTGTCGTTACGGACAAGTAACCATAGACTTGGTAGCGAAGAGCCGAGGTATCTAGAGATGAAAGAAAACATAAACCCAATTGAATTCGGAGAGATGAAATCAGACCTTAAGCATGTTAGAGAGTCCATGGACAACCATACCGTCGTTTTGGACAGAATTGAGGAAAAGCTCAATAAATTTGCTACACGTTCTGATTTAGAAGTTCTCGAAAATCGTGTCAAGCGAATTGAAGAAAGAAACCAAACCATCGACGGTAATATATTCATGAAAGCCATCGCGCCAGGAGAGAAGAAGCTAGTTGCGATGATTATCAAGATAACCGGGCTAGGAGCGTTAATCTTAATGGTAGCGATGTATGTATACGGGCAGTCAAATACCCAGCAGCTCATCATAAAGAAGATAAACGAAGAGACAGCTAAAATTAAACCAAAGGAGTAACGTGTGAGCAGAATAACAGATTGGCTAAACTCAGCAGAGGGACAGGCTTTTAATCCTGATGGGGCTTACGGATTGCAATGCCTAACTCTCGACGCTGAAGTTCTCATGGCTGACGGGTCAAAGAAACCTGTCGGCGATTTAGTACCCGGAGACAAGGTTCGTTCTACTCGTGGCGGGATAAATACCGTCATAAGCAACCAGAAGGCTATCTTACCCGTCTTTGAGATTAAAACCGCTCAGGCGACGTTTAGAGCGTCCACAGAGCATTTATTTGAAGTATACCATAACAGTGAACGAGTATTTAAGGAAGCCAAATACATCAAAGAGGGCGAGCACATCAGTACAGTCAAGATTGATAACAAAGGAAACTTGTGCACGGCAAGCTTGCCAGTTTTGTATAAATCAGAAGACACTACTCCGGCGGAGGTTAGCGTTCTTGAGCTAGACGGGGATAAAACCTACATTGCAGAGGGGCATGGACATCATAACTGCAAGGATCTAGCCGACGCCTACTGCATCCACTTATTCGGGGATTGGCAAAACACTCTTCGCCCGAACGACGCCGCCGACGCTTTTAATGGCGCTAACGACGAGTACTTTATCAAAATTACCAACAACCCTAACGACCCAAATCTTATTCCCCAGCCAGGAGATATTATCACATGGGGCCCGATGCCTGGAAACCCAGCAGGGCACATAGCTGTTGTTTATTCGGCGGACGCCAACGGGGTAGCTGTATTAGAGCAAGATGGCTTTCTGCAGATACCGGCTCGCAAGAAATACTGGCCTAATTACATAGTCGGTGGTGTTCTTACACAGGGGTGGTTACGCCCGCGTCCAGAGAAGATTATTGGGTATATCCAACCAGTTCCCCCTAAAGAACGAAAGGCAGCAGTAACAGTAAACGCACGAGACGAACCCAACACTACTAGTGGTATTTTTCAGCAAATTACGGCTGGTGACACTGTAGAAATGAAAGGTTGGGTGCAGGGAGAGCCCGTGGACGGAAACACTACTTGGTTCGTGACTGCCAGAAGCGGTAAGTATATGTCTGCAGAGGCTTTCGAAGACAAAGGTACACATGATTTGCCAGACCTCACCCCGAAATCTAATCCTACAGAACGTACAGCGACATCGCAGGGGGTACGAGCCAGAAAAGCCCCAAATACTTCAAGCGAAGTTGCACAAACAGTCGAAGGTGGCAAGACTGTAGAAATGAAAGGCTGGACGCGCGGTGAAGCCGTTGAGCCTGGAAATGATATCTGGTTTGTCTCAAGAAACAACGGACTTTATCTGTACAGCGGCGCATTCACCGACCCAAACGCACATGATTTGCCAGAGATTAAACAAGACACCCTAACCACAGAATCCGTTGATTATAGTAAGATAATTCTTGACGTATCGAACAACCAGCCAGACGAAGTTTCTGCCCACTTCCATAAATTTGGTGGCGTAATCTTGAAAGCAGGGCACGTTGGACAGAATTATGGCGGCGACGCCAACAAAATTGATCCAAAACTGGTCAAGTTTGCCGAAGCCGCAGGCGACAAATTGCTAGGTATTTACTGGCTGCCATACTTCTCGACCGATGAAGAAGCTAAGGCCGAGGCGGAACGATTCGCTGAAGCACAAAAGCTAGTAAACGCCCCACTGCTGTTTGTTGATCTCGAGCCTGAGTTTGAGGGCACGCCAGAACAGCTCAAAATGTTTGACAATATAGTCTTACAACAAACTGGCAAAACTGTCTTTGTCTATGGTGGAGATGCTGTTATTTCAAAACTGGGCTTAGCGCGAGTCGATTGGTATCCAAACTATGGCACGAAAGACAACTATGCCCATGGCTCATTGATTCACCAATACACCGAGACCGGCAAAATTGATGGTTATGGTGGTAATCTGGACTTCTCTACTAGCAAGCTTACTCTTGAAGAACTAAAGAAAATAGCCTCTGTAACCTCACCAGAGGTCCCAGAAGACACGAAAGACAAAAGAGCGGGTACAACTGAGGAAAAAACAAAGGAGAACAAAATGGCAAAACCAACTTTGAGTCTAGAGGACTCTACAAAGCTAGCAGAACTAGCGCAACAACAGATTGCTAAGACCGAAGAGCTAGCGGAAAGCGATATCGCCAAGGAACTAACCGCGGGAATCAGTAAGCGAACAAAACTAATTATCTATATCGTAGGGGACACTTTACTGGGCGCGAGTGCGATTGCCCCGCAGGCAGCGGTCGCCATACTTTCTGATGACGCATACGTGAAAATTAACGCGATTAGTGGTATACTAGCTACAGCTGGCTTGTTCCTACTCACCATGTTCGGCATCTACAAGAGCGGGCGAAAGGGGAACAAATAGTGGAAAATATCATTAATAACTTAAAGGCAGCGCTCAGCACAGAGACGGCGAACGGGCGCATGATACGGACATTTGTGCAGGCTTTTGTCGGGGTGGGAATACTAGCGTCAGCTGTAGTGGCCTTGCCAGAGTTTCAAAGCCTTATGCGAACCATCGGACTGGCTGGCCAGATGACAGCCGTAGCTGCGTTTGTTGCGTCGATGTCACGCTTAATGAGCGCTGCCGAATCACTCTACGAGAAAGCGAGGAAGTGGGCAGATGGAGAGAAAAACAACACCGATAGCTCAGATGGTCGAGCAATTCACAGACGACGAGCTAATAAACGAGTATCGTGAGGCCCTAGGTCTACAGGCTCTGAGCCAGGAATACCTAGCCACACTCGAGGACGAGCATTTCAAACGGAACCTCGGAAGTGTAGCGCTAGCCTACCTGGTGGAGCAAAGTGGAGAGGAGCCAACAGTGTCATCGGAGGTTCTGCCTCTAAGCACCTGACAAGGGGCGCCCTTCATTGGGCGCTCTTTTGTTATAATAGAGTAAAGGGGTATTGCCCCGTCAAGGAAAGGGTTTTATGATAAAAGTCTACACAGCACAGGGGTGCGCATACTGCCAGATGGTTAAGAGGTATCTCAAGTCCAAAGGCACTGATTACGAGGAGGTTGATATTGATAAGAACCCTTTCCTGCGTGATGAACTTATAGAAAAGACAAGGGCGAGAAGTCTGCCCATTGTAGAAGTCGGAGAAAACTATGTATGCGGGTGGAACCCGGCAGAGCTTGAGGCGTTACTAGAGCACCAATAAAATGGCCACGAGCCAAGGAGAAAAACAAATGGACTACGAAGACAAAAAGAAAAAACTATTCCCAGTACGATGCCCTTTTCAGAGATTATCTAAATCTGATGGAAAGCTTTACCGCTGCAATTCATTGTGCGTTAAAGTATCGCCTAACTCTTCAGGAGAAGCCAGGTGTCGCAAATGCTGCTTAACCTTTAACTTCGAATGCGACAGTGACGGTGTAGTAAACCCATTTGTGAACGCTCAACCAATACCCAAGAAAGAACCAAACAAATAATAAAACGGTAAAAACAAAAATGGATATAAAACGAGGAGACACAATACGCAAAACCCTGGCAGTCCCGCTCAGTGTATATGAGGCTGGGCTGCGTGTTTATTTCATGGCAAAAAATAGACCAGACAACGATATAGCTGATACTCAGGCTGTAATCAAAAAAGAGCTAACCGATACTGGCAAAACAGAGCCAAACAGCAGAGGAGTCGATTGCCGAATATTTGAACTTGCTATCGATCCAGCAGATACTAATGGTATCAACTTCTGCTGCCCGAAACGAGTGAAGCTTGTAGCTGAATTTGAACTGCGCTACGCCAGCGGAAAGATATTGACCCTGCCAAACAAAGCTAACTACCTGAGAGTAACAGTCTACAGTGATATAAGGAGAGGAAATGGCTGATATTGAAGTAATTATAGATAACACTCCGCAAGTCTTTGAGATTGGCGAAGCGGCGATCGGACGGGTTGGGCCACGCGGCGAGAAGGGGGACCGTGGAGAACCTCTGAAGTATGAGAATTTAACTCCAGCTCAAAAAGCGGAGATGAGAGGACCTCGCGGGGAGCGCGGCGAACGTGGCGAACGTGGAGAGGCTGGAACTCCTGGGATTCCTGGAAGGGACGGAAATCCTGGACCAGTCGGGCCGGCTGGAAAAGACGGAGTCGGGATCCAGAATGTTGAGCTAGATCACAATACTCATGGTTTGAACGTCACTTTGACCAACGGCACAAAATATACAACCTCGTCCGTCAAGGGGGATCGCGGAGAACGCGGGGAGCGAGGATACAGCGGCGAGGCTGGAAAAGACGGAGTCGGGATTTCCAATGTTCAAAAAGACGGTCAATATGACATGAAAGTCAATTTGACTAACGGAAACTCTTACAAGATTACCGACGTACGCGGGCCAAAGGGGGATCGCGGAGATGTCGGAGAACGCGGACCAATCGGACCAAAAGGAGATCCGCTGAAATACACAGATTTGACCTCGCAGCAAAAAGAAGAGTTAAAAGGCCCGAAAGGAGACCCCGGAAAACCTCTAACTTTTGATGATTTAACTCAGCAGCAGAAAGCCCAATTAAAAGGCGAGAAAGGAGACCCTGGCACTACCGACTACAATCAGTTGACCAACAAGCCAGACCTATCCTCAAAAGCCGATAAATTCTACGTAGACGCCCAGGACACAGTTCTTACGAAGAAAATAGACACAGGCTTGCAAGACAAAGTTGATAAAGCTGGCGATACGATGACTGGTAACCTAACGTTATCTACAAATAATGTAAATCCGCTTGAATTGACGACCACTTCAACATCTGGGTGGCAAGAATTTAACATGTCTCACATGGGTGGTGGCACTCAAAATACCATTATATTTAATGCGCAGGATTCATCTAATACCAAAACCAGGTATGCGCAGATTCAGGCTTTTATGTTTGACCGCCAGAGAACCTTAGGCTCTGTTATTATATCCACTAGTCATGGTGGAAATATGAGAAGCGTTGTTACTTTTCTAGCAGGAGAATTAAGGCTCGAAAGTTCTAAATTGACCTTTGGCGCAAGCGACGTCGCGATGATAGCTGGTAATGGTATGCCAAACGGCAAAGTTCTAGCGCCAGTTGGCTCAACTTATACAGATAGAGACGCTACTAATGGCGCTATTCGTTGGATTAAAAAGACTGGCGGAAATTCAGTCAATGGCTGGGCAGTAGACTATGGAGATACTGGTTGGCGAAATATCACACCTAATCCGTTACCAGCTAATATCGATAAAACAGATTGTAAGATACGACGGGTCAATGACGTAGTTGAGGTAGCTATCGGCTACACGAACGTAATAAACGCCACCGAGATGGTATATACTAATAGCCTGCCGTTAGGTTTTCAGCCAGCTCAAAACGTCTTCGTTACCGGGATATCTACAGGTCCTGGCACTTCAAGGACAGGCGGTGTTGCAATCGACGGAACTAGAATCAGATGGCAATCTACTATCGGGAACTGGAGAACTGCTTACGCACGCTATACCACTGATGACGCGTGGCCAGCGACTTTGCCAGGTGCTTAGGAAAATTGAAGAACCGCCTCAAGGGCGGTTTTCTTTTACTTCCTGTTTCATAATATCCTCAAGTATAGTACGAGCCTCGAAGTATTTTTCATATCTTAGCTCTTCTGGAATATCTGACAGGTCCAGCAGCAAGTTCATACCACAAACCTGTCCGACTTTTGGCGTAGAGTTTTTGCCTTTGAAGCTGCTTAATTTAGTAATCACAGCGTTATCTAGTTTGCTCGCTAAATCTAAAGTCCTAAGGATTCGGCCAGCCTCCTCTGGCTCAGGAAGGCTTGTTGTGATTTTGCTCATGAGTCTGTCCTCCTTAAATCCATTCTATCCTAGGTTTATCTTTATAGCCTTGCTCCCAAATATACCAAGCGTAGCATACAGCGCTACCTTTCTTAAACTCTTCAGGGTCTCCGTTAATAGCCACCTGTATTCTTTTACTGAACACAGCCACTGTCTTGGGGGGGTAGCGTCGAACATACTGCGTCGCTTCTGCCCCTCTAGAAAAGTAAGCTTCAAAAACATACAGACCTTATCAGCCCCAAGCCTTAAAGACTTCTCAACGAACTCTTGAGCGTATTTGTATGGCGGGTTAGTGACTATGACAGGTGCTAGCAGTCTGGTCTGTTTGAGGAAATCAACACTAGGCGTACCATAGTTTCGATCATATAGGTCAGTAGAAACAACTTTAGCTCCGAAATACTCCATTCTTTTGCTAAGATGGCCCTCTCCGCAAGCGCACTCCCAAATATGCAGCCCGTTCAAAGGTAGCAACTTGTCCAGAGCGTCTATGGCTTTAGGATCAGTCGCATAGTAGTCATTTTGCGCTCTCGCTCTTGCAGAATGCTCAGATGAGCCCAGCGCAGCAAAAGGTGCGCGACTATTCCCAGACCAGTCTTTCATGACTGTAATAGCTCCAGAAGTTGAGATTCAGCCTCGGCTTCTCTCTTGTCCTCTTCTTCGTATCCTTCTGCCACCATAATCTTATTATACATAAAAAGCACCTCCGCAGTCAAGAGGTGCTCATGCTTTAAGCGCGCGAATAAATGTATTGAAAACTAGAGGCCGGCGCTGTACGGGAACTTATCACCCCCAGTCCTTTAGCGTTCATCTCGCTGAGATTGACTGTGCTGCCATCTTCAGACACACTTTCGACATATACGACATGTCCATAGTAGCCTTCGAACGATACTCCTATGGCTCCTTGTTTAGGTGCACTTCCTGTTGAGAACCCCGCAGCTTGAGCGCTGGCTATCCACTGGTTAGCATTACCCCAATAGCTTCCAATGTCTGGTCGTCGTGACTTGACATACCATGTGCAGTTACCCGCTGCATAACCATTGCCTGCTGAGTTAGCGGCATATTTTCCTATCGACACCGTTTTTGATGCTGCTTCGCGTTTCTTGCGCTCTTTCTCAGCCTTTTTCTCGGCTATCCTGGCTTTCAACTCTTCGATTTCAGACTTTATTTGCTGAATCTCTTTGGCGGATTCTTCCACCTTTTTCTCGACTAGCTGGGCCTCTTTCTTATTCGACTCTAGAGTTTGTTTGACGTCCGCGACCATCTTCTCCGCAGAATCAACCTCGCTTTGTCTGTCGATAGTCACCGCTAACAGGTCGGCGTTTCCAGTTTTAGGAACTTCCTGTGCAAAAACCCCTCTGTTCATGACGACGGAGTTAGCCAGTGCTGCTGCCACAAGAATGCAAACTACATATCTACGCATTTTACACCCCCGATTGCTCCACAGCCTCTAGCTCTTTCTTGAGCTTTTGCCGTTCTGTATCAAGGACTGTTTTTTCCTGGTCGAGTTTCTCTGATTTTTTCTGTGCTTCTCTCTTCGTCTCTACAACAGTCTTGATCTTTTTGTTTAACTCTGTGCTTTTCGCATGCAAAGTTTTGACTTTAGTCTGTTGGGATTGTACGGAGTGCCACGTCCGCACAACGTCTTTGTACCCGATATAGCTGAGCGCTACCACAGCTGCGAGCCCAAAGACTATAGTGATTCGTTTGATACACATAGTCAGACAGCACGTACGATTTCTCGTGTGAGCTGGGCTGTCAAATATCTCCTTATTTATTCAATTTAGAAAATGCTTTAACAAGAATGGCTAGGGCGAATACGACTTGCGGCACAAGTAGTATTTTCGACTCAGCACTGTTCACGCCAATCATGACAATCGCGGTGCTGTAGATAATGCTCACAACTACCGATAGTTGCCCTATCCCTAGTATAACACGCCAGATTTCTGCAAATGGTATATTCTTAGATTTCTGGCTCAACATACGCTCTTGGACTATACGAGCGGCTGTCTCTTTATTGTTGTTCTTCATACACCTCCCTTTCTAAGTTGATGTTGCCTAGGCTTAAAGAGCTCATGCTCAATACTAGCAGACCAAACTGGCGGTGTCAAGTATAATAAGATTATGTATGTAAAAAGACGCGGAAAACTAGTAAAAGTAACCAAGAAGTCTATAGGGGCGGTTTCTCCATCTGTCTTGAGAAGAAAAAGAAGCGCTTTCGAGCGAAAAAAGAAAACAAAAGCTTTTAGAAAATGGCGCGCCTATCAGTACAAAGTAAAACAAAAAGGTCTATGCTACTACTGCCATAGACCGATTCGCGGGGTTTGGGTCACAGACCACGTCAAGCCTCTATTCAGAGGGGGGACATCTGCTTACTCCAATTTAGTTATTACTTGCTGGGACTGTAACCAGAAAAAGGGAATTAGGCTTGTGAGGCCGTGAGACGCTCTATAAACGAACTTACGGCAGAAAACGATACAGTATACACAATGAACTCTGAAACGCTTCTGGCGACGAATAGCGAGCTCACAGCGCCTATCCACATACTAGTGCAGTATACACATGACAACAAATCGAATAATCCGCCTTTTGTCTGCCTTTTAGCTGCCCATGCCCTCAGCCGATCAAAAATTAGCAGAGGGCCGCTCTCGTTGACCAGCATATAGGATAGTCTCCAGGTGATTAACCCACCAAAAATTAAAGCCACAAGACTCATTCTGCGGACTCCTTCTCTGGTTTGTTTAGAAACCCATCTTTATCAAGTCCGTACTTGTCAATATCTTTGATTCGGGCTTCTATGTCGTCAGCGCGGCTTCGAAAAGAGTTAGCTCGTGACTGCAGGTCAGTTTTCTGGATTTCTGCATAATTCCACTCCTTGAGACACTCTTGAAGTGTTTTATCCAGTTCTTCGAACGAGTCAAACATGAATGTGACATCTTGGACATGCCTGCTCGGCGAGGAAATGAATACTCCATACTTGATCTTGTTTGGTTCGAGGCTGGACACCGTGACCTGGACAGAATAATCTATCAAGGAGTTCTTAAACACCTTGCGTATTATCTTCTTGATTGTTTTTTCTGCTTTTAGTAGCTTTTTCTCCACTTATTTTCTCCCTAACTTACGTTTGCGTTTCAATTTCTTCTTAGATTGGCGCGACCATGTGCTCTTCGTATGGTTTGGGTCAGATTTCGAAAAGGTTCTGCGCCGCTTTCTGTTGCTGACCTCTAATTCGCCAGTGTTAGTCATCAATATTTCAGAACTCATATCTTGTATCACCTCTCTGAAGAACGTTTACCCCATAATAGTCTCTTAGGTGGGTGGCTACCTGCGGGCGGTCATCTAGCCAAACCAGAATATTGTGCTTTCCTTTTATATATTTCTCTAAAAAGTCGCTCTTTACAACAAAGTCTTTGCGCCGGTCGTTCTCAGCGCGCATAACAAGCTTATCGTAGTCAACGCAATTGTGCTCTAACCACTTCTCGGTTTCTTTTCGGCAGACCTCACTACGTCCAGAGAAGATAAAGGTCTTCATATCATTAACCCCGTTTTTCCCGTGGACAACCTGCATACTGTCCAAAATAGCCGCGACGCCCAAGTTGATGTCGTCATTTCCTACTTTTGACCAATCGTATGGAGAGCGGTCTTTGGGACCATTTGTTAAAGTCCCGTCTAGGTCACACACCAGCACCCAATCTAGCGCAGGGTCATACTCTAGAAAAGTCGGCATCTTCTTGACGAACATGTGGAACATCTTACGTATGACCTGTTCTCCAACGCTATTTTCGCGCTCAGCGTCTCTTCTTATCAACTCTGCGAGTGGAACACCAAGAAACTCTTTGATCTCCACTGGAGCACCAAACTCTCGTGCGATTTTAGATATTGCTTTGCTGTGCTTTCTGGCTAGGTTAGTGTCAGAAGATATAACACTCTTGCCCTGAGACAAAGCTTCTCGGATAAGATGGTCTCTTTCTCGGATGACTAAGCGTTCATCGCCTCTTTTGTGGTTGTACACTCCGTCCTTAAATAATTGCGAGTTTTTTCTAATCTCGTCCTTTTCTACCATCACTCGGTTGTTGGGATCTTCGGAAACCCATTCGCGGGCGTAGCTCGACTTGCCTGAAGCAGGCAGCCCCTTAAGAATTACTACTTTCTGTTTGTTCATTTTTTCTACCTAGCACTTCTTCGACTGTTGTGCCGAACCTCTGCTCAAGCACAAGAGAGGCGTTATCCATTTTTCTTTCGATTTCTGTGGCCTGCATACCTAGGCTCAAAATATAATCTACCATGCCATCGGCATCCAGGCGCTCAAGAAAGTTGTCTTCAGGCGTCTTCTCTCCTCGAGATAATTCGTGGTTCATTTTCAATCCTTCTTGGTTATTTTGTATTCTTAAAATAAATTCTATGGCAAGGGGAGCTGCGAGATTTTTCAGTAATGTGAGGTGAGGTGCAATTGAACTAATGTTCTCTATTTTTTTGGGTTACCTGCCGTAGGTGATGCTCCCCTTACTCTTATAATACAGCAAAAAGCTTATTCTTGCAATACTTTATAAGACCATTCGCTGCCTTTTTTGAACAATTCCACTTGATGAGACTCGCTATCAGCTGGAATTTCTTTCTCGCCATCAAAATCACGGGTTAAATGAGTCACCTTAACGTCCCAGTTGATATAACTTTTGCCCCCCCTGCTCTTGAGATCTAGCCCGAAGTTGACATCAGGGCCTAACCCGTTGTCGCAATGAAAATGATGACGCATATAGTGAATCAGATGTACGAGCATGCAATACAATCCGCTGGCGTCTATCTCTTCAACAGAATCACCTCTTTTCATAGAAGTAATTTTCTGAGGGTTCTTGCAATCGTCGGCTTTCCACGCCCCAACATATGGTAATCCCCATCTTCCTAATTCAACACCAGAAACCAGACAAGCGTGCTTCTCTGTCGCAACTGATACAAGTCGCTCGATCGCGTCTGGAGGTAAAATACCATCATCCTCAAGACTGAACACCCACCTGTGGCTAAGCACTTTATTCAAATTTCTTTCATTAGCCTCGTAGATTAAGTCTTGAAAGCTATTGTGCAGATTAGAAATATTCTGCCTACGTTCTTCAATACCAGAACCAACTTCTTTGTTAGGAGACTCGCCTATAACAACTCGCATTGTGAGTTTATCTAAGAGTTCTTTGAGTCTTTTGTCTTCAGCGGGGTCTAATTTTTTATCGACTATCACGCAGAGTATTTTTGGCTTTAGAGTTTGGCTCTCTAGAGATTGCAAGACTCTCTCGATATACCTCATCCTAGAGATGGGCAATACAGCAATAATCTTAGAATTTGAATACATTAAACTCTTCTCCATCTATTATCTCAAGCACAGTATGGTCGCCTACATCACGGCCGTAAGGATCCTTCGAAAAAGTGTCAATACACCATACACCAGGCCTGACCTCATGGCAGGTTTTGCTGGGAGTGTGCCCGAACACCTGTTTGCCTGGCGCATAAACAGTGAACTTAGTCGGGCGCACCCAAAGAGGCCCGCAGCTAAGCGTGAGTTTTCGACTCGAATTAAGCCACTTTTCTGTGATGCCTGCATGAGAATAGGTGACATTATCTATAGTTGTATGAACTGGTAGGTTGGAAACCCACTCCGCTAAGTCCTTGTTTTCTGGATTTTTCAAAATGAAGTAAGTTATCTCGCTAATTCTACCGCCGAACATGTTAGACGTAAGGGCATAGCTGTAGTCGTGGTTGCCCATCAGGGCTGTGACATTTCCATGCTTCTTCTCTAACTCCCTGACTGCCTGCCATATGTCAATGTTGTCCATGGCTTTTGCTTTCCACTCGTCTGCGTAATCACCAATCAGAATGACCTTGTCGTAATTATCGGCAATTTCATCTACTCTATCGACAATCCACTTTTTTGTATGGATATCTCCTACTGCTAGAACTTTCATATTTTCCTCAGCTTAGACATTATAAATTTCCATTTAGCCAGCACGCTTTCTGGAGAATACTCCTTCACGGCTATTTCTCTTGCCCTATTCGAATCTGCCCTTCTCTCGGTCAGACTGCGTTTGGCAAATTTAACAATTAAATCGCTCAGTTCGCGCTGGTTGGCCTGATCGACAGATATCAGGGTCCTAGTCATCAGCGGCTCTTCTTCGTGAGTGCTGACTAGCCATTCTCTTGGCAGTATTCTATCGTTTGGTTCTACGTTAGTCATGATAACTGGCAGTCCAGCGGCTAACGCTTCTGTCATAGGCATACACGCCCCGCCAAATTTGCGCGGCATAATCATTGCGTCGAAACCCCGATAGAGCTCTTTCTCGTCTTCTGGCGAGTCTCTGTCTATGACAATTCTCGGGTCGTGAACATCTCCGACTTCCGCAGTCTGGGTCTTTATAACTAGCTGAAACTTAACACTGTCTGGAATACTTTCTACAGCCTTGATAAGGTCAAGTGTGCCATTCCTATCCCTTACAGTCTGCCTGCCGGCCACATGCAAGAACTTTGGTGCGGGTCTACGTAGAAGAAGATTATCTGCGTAGATTTCTGCATAGTCATCTACAAACACTGGTGTTGGTACATACCACGACCTGCCCAACAAGACCCTCTGGTCGTCTAGGTGCCAGTACGAGTGGCTCATAAATAGGTCAGGACGCGGCAAGGTCTGCTGTAAATAGTCGGTGAACTCCCAGTTGTTCTGAAGAACAGTCTTAATGCCCAGTTCTTTGGCCCGAGCAAACAGATTATAATTATACGGGATTTCGAAAGTAAGCAAGATATCAGTATCTTCGAGAACCTTATCAATTTCGGAATCGTCTATAAACCCATCAATGGCCATAGTATTCTCGTGCTGGTACCATTCTGGGTGCTGTTCATTACCGTTAAACGGAGTAGAATCGATGACCACTACTTTGTTGGGTTTTAGCAGCCTGACCCAATTTCGGCTTTGATTGCCCAACCCCGTCAAGTCGCATCTAGCTATAATTGTCAGTCTCAAAACACCTGCCTCTCGTCATACTTTTCTAGACCTTTTCTTCCATCGAGGTGCACAGATGTCGCCCCCCAATCGGAAATGTAGATAGCCATTCTCCCGTCGAATCCAGGTGTTTGTGCCACCCCGTGTATTTTGTCCTCGATAAAGCAATTGGCGTTATCAGAAAAATACCCCATAATTTTATCATAAAAATCTTTGGTAGCCAAGTGAGGACGCTGGCTCCATTGAACAGTCTCTACCAAAGAGCCTGCCGACAAAGTAAGCCAATCCCTCATGAGATATCGATGCTCATCTGGAATTTCATCGAAGTGGTAAAATCTAATCAAATCATAGTCATACCCCCCTAAAGAGGAAATTTCTAGAGCTTCCTCTGGATCCACAGTGAGAGCGGTATCTCCCTCAACAAACAAAATCAGGTTAGTCTGCACTTTCTTTAGAGCTTCTCTGGTCGCTCCCACTTGGTGAACATGTTTGTCGAAAACTATCGGCAGAATAGCGCCGTCTTCATTGCACAGATACAGGGCGCGGCGGACAAACTCTTCGTAAGCATCACGCATATCAGACTGTTCTTCTCGCACGCCGTCAAAAGTTACAATGATATCGATACTGCCAAAAGTGTCTCGTATACTCTTAATACATTTTTCGAATATCTCAGTACTCGGGTTATCCTTCCAAGGACTCACAGTGACGATAGCCGTGATCTCATCTAACGCTGGCTTGCGCTCTCGCCCAGCCAATTCGTCAATGTCTGAGTAAAACTTTTCCACATAATTTTTCTTCTGTTGAATCCACCAAGAAAAAACTTTGTTAGCTTTGCGTTGAAAGTCTTTTCTCAGCTCATCAATAATAGGAGCTACTTCGTCTCGTCCGATAACAGGAAACGGCTTGTCTGGAAACAGCTTATTCCAATACCCGATCGAATTGTAGTCCTTCCGCGGCGAAACATCATCAGCTATCGGAATAGCTCCTGATTCTAGAGCTTCGTAGAGCCTGAAAGAGTCAGGGGAACACGCACCAGCAGGAGCGGGAGCAATTTTGGACATGTTCATGTAACCAAAGTATGTGTCCTCATCGAAGCCTTGGGTGAATCCCTCTGTACGGTTCAAGATGCCCGAAGCTCCTCCCTGTAGATATTTGCTCAACATATCAAACATCGAGTGCCGACGTTCATGAGTATCTTGTGCGCTGAGAAATATATCATTAGTCTTTTCTTTCAGCTTTCGGTGTTCTGCAGCGTGACCGTATCCGACTCCGAACAGAGTTGCGTCTCCATAGTCCTTGTTGGCCCGCGGTGTTTGAACCCACAGTTTCATATTAGGATGAGACAATCTATCTACTTCGAACAAATTCTCCTCGTCGGCTACGATAACTATTAAGACCCAGTCTAGAGGCCTAATCTTTTTGTTGACCTGCTCGACCGACCAAAATTGTCCAGGAACAACAACTACCGCGCCTCCCTCTGCTTTGTCTATAGTGGTCTCTTTGAGCGGAAACCAATTCAGCGTTTTCCAGACTTTGCCGTCAACCATATCATGCAGAAAAACTTGGTCGAGCGTTCTGCTAGGTTCAAGCCACACGATATCAACTGAACAACTCATTCAGAATAACCTCCCATCTGTTTGTGTAAGTGTGTTCTTTTTTTGTTCTATTAAAGCCGTTCTGGCGTATCTCTTCTCTCTCTTGTTCGTGTTCAAGATAGTAATCGATCTTCTCTCCAAGGTCGTCTAAATCTCCGTGTCTGTAGAGAACAATTTCCTTGCCGTCTTCGTACATATCTTCAACGCCTTTAATATCAGGAAAGATTTGAAAAGCTCCTCGTCCAGGCTGCTCGAACAATCTGTCACTAAAATAATACGGGTATGTGAAACCGAGACACAAAGTATCCCCGACAGCTACTTTGGCATTTCGATAAGCTTGATTTAACTCTAGCCCTCTTAGTTGTCCGATCTCGCCGCCGCTTCCGATATGCAAGAATTTGTCTCCGTATTTTAACTTCAAAAAATTTATCAGGTGTTGTCTGTATGGATATTCTGGATGATAGTGCCCGCTTCCAGTAAAGATAATATCAAAACTAACAGGCTGAGGTTTCATCATAATAACTTCGCCCTTGTAGACGGCAGCAGGCAAATAAAAACCTTTGACTTTAGTATTTTTGTTAAACCAATCGGCCATCAATTTATCAACGGTGAAGAAATAATGCAAACTCTTGTAATACTCATCATTCTCTAGGTCTTTCTGCCGCTCAAGACCAAACCACAAATCAAGATGATAAGTAATCAGCGGTATGCCTTTCTTTCGAAGCTTTTTGGAAATTTTTTTCCAGCTTAAATTTCCAGGAGTAACCATCGAGTGGGTGTGAATGACTACAGCTAAATCTGAGTTTAGACTTTCCTCTAAGAACTTCTCTTTGGTCGTTTGCCCTTCTTGGAGCTCAACTACTTCGTGCCCCATGTGCTTCAAAGTTTTCGAGTGGTGTGTCTCGCTAGAAAATTCTGAGATAAAATTTCCTAGAAAAGTTATTCGCATTCTGGTCTCCTTTCCGTGCTTGCCCCTCTAATGCCGCATACGGTGGCCAAAGACACCAGATCCGCAGGCGTTCCGTATTCGTAAGGTTCTGAATGAGCGAGCTCTTCTATGAACGCTGATAGCCCTGCTCTGTTATTTTCCCAGTAAGGATTGTACGAAACGTATTGTCTGTCGTCAATTTTCACGAGAACTTTTTTCGAATAAATATAATAAGTGAGTTCTCCTCTTTTTAAGATGGTGACTTTGTCTTTTTCCACATGTTTTCCCTAATTAAAGTCTATTTTGTGTCGTATATTATAAGTATAAACGATTTTTACATCACGGTCAAGCTATTCTGAAGCGCGAAGGCGGTTTTTCGGCAATTTTGTGAGTCTTTTATTAGTTATGCAATAATTTCTCTAAAACGTCTATATTGACTTACCCCTTAGAGATTGTATAGAGCGCTTTCTAACTCTCAAAGGTTTTCTTCGTCTTAGCTTGGTAGAGCTTACTTCCTGTAAGTGGTGGTTCTTATTTGTAGGGTTGGCTTGAACCCCCAACCTGGAGAAGTCCTTTAGAGATTTGAACTAGGCGTATTTTCCGTTACTTGATGTAGACTGAGAGAAGTTTCAGGAGACTCCCCCCTACCCCCTCAGACAAGAATACTCCTATATAAGGAGGTAGAGAGAATCAAAGAAACAATACTTGACGCAGTGCATCGAGTTAGTCCTATCGACTCAGCAAGAACCCCTCAGCTTTCGCCTACTAATTTCTTACCCGACCAGCCCGCATATTGCTACGTCTACTGCACCTCAGACTCTGTCTGCGCCTGTACTAACGAACCACTGTGGTCATTGCAATATGAGAAATATTTAATTTCTGTTCGAGGAATTGCACCTCTTCAACAGGAGCTTGATCCTGTATGGCTTGTCGCCCACTTATCATTATATACCATTTGATGAAGACTGGTCAATAACCATGAGCAATTTTTCTAAAATTAATGCTATTGCTTTTTGGGGGTCGGGTATAGTATCTTAGAGAAAAGGAGGGATAAATGTTTATACGCGTTTCAGAAAACGTTATCAGCAAAGAGCACATTGTTGCGCTTTCTAAACATAAAATTACCATGGTCAATGGGCAAGAAATCGCTATCTCGAAAGAAGACTACGAGATGCTTGAGAAGAGGTTACTGCCGAAGAAGAGGGAAACAAAAAAAGACGAACCAAAAGGCGAAAGAACGGAATTGTTCAAGAAATTAAACAAACTAATCGGTGGCTCAGACAGAATAGTATTTACGGAAAAGCTACAAGGACACCTAAACGCTAGAATGAAAGAGGGGTTCACTGAAGAACTGCTCGTGCTTGCCGCTAAGAACCTCTCCAAAAAAGGGTTTTTTACTGGCAAAAACGACACAGGATGGAGAGCGGACATCGAATGGTTCTTGCGAGACCAAAGAAACATTAACCGCTTCCTAGACACACAAACAGAAACAAAACCGAGATTATTCAATGACTGAAGCATTGTACGACGCAAACGCTGAACAGGCCGTCCTAGGCGCTATTCTGATAGATGGAAGCATCATCGGCAAAATCAGAGAAATTGTCAGCTACAAAGATTTTTACGATAGCAACTACTCTTTGATATTCCGAGCTATGGAATGGTTAAACAACAACAACGTTCCCATAGACCTTGTGACGCTCTCAGACGCGCTAGGGCGCGTTGGAGGGCTAGAGAGGGTAAATGGTAGCTCTGGACTAGCAGAACTCGCTGGAGGCGCTATCACGCCCGTTCACGCAGAAAGCTACGCTAGACTAGTAGCCGAATACTCGGGAAAGCGAAGTGTCGGCAACCTGGCGAAAGATATTTCCACCCTGTCCCAGAATAAGGCGCCTCTTCCAGAAATCATAGACGCTGTCAAGGACAAAGTCGAAAAAATTAATCAAAAAAATAACAAACAGAGCAAATACGAAGTCGTTCCTATGACGGATTTTATCGACGAGGCTGAGAACCGATACCGGCTGTGGGGAAAGATGCAAGGACTGTCTACTGGCTTTTCTAATATAGACCGCCTTACTCTTGGTCTAGTGGGAGGGGAATTGATAATAATAGCGGGCCAAACGAGCCGTGGAAAACAACAGCGGGTCAGCGAAATCATCCCAACCCCATCAGGTGATAAAAGGTTTGGAGATCTAAAACCAGGCGATTATGTATTCGGAAGTGATGGTAAGCCAACTAAGGTTACTGGGGTATTTCCTCAAGGCAGAATGCCTATTTATCGAGTTATTTTTAGCGATGGCAGCTATTTGGATACAGGGCGAGATCATCTGTGGACACTACAGAGAAAAGGCAGACCAGACAGAATCATGACTTCTCATGAGATGATGATGAAATTGCCATCTCAGAGCTATCACATACCGCTCACAAAGCCTCTTGAGTATTCTGACGACTTTAGCCCTACGGATGGATATGAGTTAGGCAGATACATAGTGAACAAGCCGTTCTTGGCACGCTTCACAACAGAAACGATGCGTTACATAGTTCAGTCTGGGCTGGATCGTGTGGCACCTAGTTGTAGGTTTATTCCAGAAGAATGGTTCACGAAGTCTGTCAAGGTTCGCAAGAATTTATTAGCGGGACTTGTCTCTGGGTGTGAGATTGTTAACGGCGAGAGATTATTTTCTACTACCTCTTCTAAGCTCGCCAGAGGCGTTGTGAGGCTTGTTACTTCACTAGGAGGCATCGCTACCACAACAGAAACTAAAGAGCGGCTAACAGTGCGTATTAATGCTCTTGGTTTCGATTTATTTGGTAGGCGAATACCAACTAGTAAAACTTCAACTAAACACCGCAAAGTAGTCAACGTTCAGATCGTCGGGCAAGACGAAGCCATGTGTATCTCTGTAGACGCTGAGGATTCTCTCTATGTTGCTGACACCAGATTTAATATTGTCACTCACAACACATTGCTCTCTATGAATATAGCTAACAATGTGGCAAAAACTGGTAGGATAGTTCTGTTTGTGACTTTGGAAATGACTCACGTAGAGCTCACGTCGAGGTATATGTATTTGAACGGTGGAGAAAGCAAAGATTTTATTGAAGTGTCCACAAACACTTTGTTCCAAAAGAATGACGAACTCGGCTGGAAGGACATCGACGGTCTCATACGGAATGCAAAAGAAGAGCTGGGAGCAGACCTAGTGGTGGTTGACCATTTGCACTACTTTACAAGAGAGACAGAAAAAGCCTCCGAAGACTTAGGAAGAATCACCAAAGAATTTAAGAAAAATGCTATTCGCCACAATATACCAATAATTCTTGTATCACATGTTAGAAAACTGGGGAAAGATGAGAAGTTGTCGGGAGAGTCTCTGAGGGGATCTTCGTACATTGCTCAGGACGCTGACATAGTTCTTCTAGTTGACAGAGACCCCAAAAACAACGATATGGGTGTCATGATAGACAAGAACCGCAACAGAGGCAAACTCAGTGATAGAGTCAAAAGTTGGGGAGATATGACAGAGCGCGAGATAAACACTGTCTATCTTGAGTTCAACAACACCAGACTTAAAGAGAAACTACAGTAAAAAGCTCTTGTTTTTCTGCCACGTTTGTTTTATTATGAATACCATAACAATTTAAGGAGGAAAAATGGCAAAAAGTGTTAACCAAGTAGTACTGATGGGCAGGCTGACACGTGACCCAGAGCAGAGGGCTGTGTCCTCTGGCAAAACATTGGTCAAGTTCGGGCTTGCTGTCGATGGTACAAGAGATGGACAAACAAGCTTTTTTGATATCATTGCGTGGGAAAAGTTAGGCGATTTGGTTGTTCAATACCTCAAAAAAGGACACCGCGCAATTGTGGTGGGAAGGCTTCAGCAAGAGACCTGGGAAAATAAGGAAACAGGCAAAAAACAGAGCAGGGTAGAGATTGTAGCTACAGACGTGGTATTCCTTAACAACGACACACAGAATATGCCCCGCCCAGCTACATCGACAGACAACCTAGAACTAAGCGATATACCTTTTTAGGCTAAAGCGTAAACCTGATAATAGGCGTTGACAAAGTGGTGCCTATTTGTTATTATGTAAAGCATAAACAACTAAGCGAAAGGTGGCAGAATGAGCGATGACGAGATTCTACGAAAGTTAGAAAATCTAATCGATCCAACATTTCTTGACCGCGCTTTGGGGGGCGAACCATGGTGCGAGTAAAGACTACAAAAATTAATGGTGCGACAGAATACGCAAAAGTAGCTGATCGCTTAAAGGTGTTTTGGGAGGAAAACCCAAACGGCAAAATCGAAACTGAACGGGAGAATCTGCCTAATAATAAAATCCGCTTCATTGCACGTATCTGGCGAAATGGCAGCGATGTCACAGATTTGATCAAGACAGGAGCGTCGTTAGAAGTGATTAAACTCAGCGCTAATTCTACAGCTAGTGCTGACGCCACTAAAAAAGGCGACAAAGAGAACGAAAAGCTTGAAACCGTCGCTGTCGGCCGAGCTTTAGCTATGTTAGGTTATTTGGCAAGTGGTGAAGTAGCGAGCCGTGAAGAGATGGAGCAATTCGAGGAATTTAAGTCACAGAAAATTCTTGAGGAGGTAGAAAAAGCTATCGACGAGCTGGATTCTGCTAAAACTATGGAAGAACTGAGAAACATCTTCGTGTCTCTGCGCCCAGAAGTCCGAGCTAATAAGAAAGTCATCGAAACTAAAGATGCGCGTAAGACAGCGCTCGAGGAGATAAAATGAAAATTATAAAAATAAAACAAGGAGAAAGTGAGTGGCTGGAGTACCGCAAAGGTAAGTCTGGCGGTTCAGAGTTCAAAAACCTGTACATCAACGGCTTGCCGAAGATTGATGTCATGAAAAAACTATTAGATGAGAGAGAAGTCGGATATCCAGCAAAAGCAAAAGCAGGCGAGCTAGCGGCGCTTCTGAGCCCAGAAGATATCGCTGGGCTAAAGCTGGCGGCCGACCCAAAGAAAAAGTACTACCAAATGATTGCTGAACGTGTGGCTCGTCCAATTACTCCGAATGACTATGTTGACAGGCTAGACGGACAACCGTTCTCTATGCTCGCTCGCGGGCATCTTCTCGAAAAAGAGGCACTAGAGCTTTTTAGCGAAAAAACTGGGCTTAAACTTTTAGACGAGAGCGTGGTCTGGGAGCGTGACGACAATCCTAATATCTACATCTCGCCTGATGGCGTTATTGTGGATAAAGAGCCTCTAGACGACTTGTCGGACTTGATTATTACTCAAGCGGCCGAGGTGAAATGCCCAGAGAGCGATGAAGTCGTAAAAGCATACCTGACAAACCAGTACCCGCAAGAATACAAGCCACAGGTAGTGAAGTATTTTGTAGTAAATGAGAACCTACGAAAACTGTACTTTATTGTCTACACGGACATGATTCCTGGTCTTGAATTGCAGGTGTTTGAGATCGCTCGCGAAGATGTCGCTGATGAGATCGCCGCTGCAAAAGCCTTTGAGGACGCTGTCATGAAAATGATAGATCGTGATTCTGCGAAGATTGCTAACCTAGGATTTTAGTATGAAGCCTGAGAAGACTTATAGCGAGATTAAAAAACGTGCTGAAGAACTAGCCAAACTAGAAAAAACTGCACCATACGGACGATGTGTTCTTTGCAATCTGGCTCTAGAGAAGTCTGATATTGAACAAAAACTTTATCCAAACATGCACCAAAATTGTAAAAATAATCATTACGGAGACTAATTTATGAACAAGACAAAAGAGAATTTGCCCGAGCTTGTGGGATATATCGTTGGAATATCGATTGCTACTGTTGCGGTAGCAATCGTAGTGGCTTTAGGCATCAAATTTATTATGTGGATTTTCGGTTGGTGATCATGGACAACCAGTTCGATATATTTCAGTGGGCCAGCTGGGCAGATGCGAATAAGAAAGATTTGATAGTCAGTCCGTTTCTGTTCAACAAAAATTACACACCGTATGCCCTGCGCACTTCGGAAGAATTAGAGCAACAGCTGAAGACCTTGTTTCTTTACGACATAATCAGCGCTGTGGAGATGGGAGCGGCGATCGGGCTGTCTGTCCGAGACTTCGCCGCAAGTGAGCAGACAAAGGACACGCTGCTTTACAGCGAGCTCGAGAGTATTCAGAATGCCAATACGCTCGTTCATCTAATCGAAGACACAATCGGTGTTGAAGCGTTCAACGAGTACGAACACGAACTGAAACGTATGCATGGTATTGCGGTGCAGTTCAAAAAGCGATCGTGCCCTAAGCAAACTTTCTATATTGTTAAGCAGTTACAGAAATCCCAAATACTGGATAGAAATCTGTCGTGGCAAATTAAGGGAGACAATCTTTGTGCACTTGATATTGATGGGACCATCAAGATGCCAGCCGACAATCAGGTGTTGATTGCTGGCGGCAAAGTGTTTGCGTTTAATCCAAAGAAATTTGTTGGGCTGTTCAGACAAGACCCATCGAAGGGCACAGCGGTGAAGCTAATCATTAAATTACTAACAAATAAGTTTGCGCTGGCATTTCCTGAAGGGCTATCTTTAGAACAGCTGGCCAATGATAACAAATCGCTAACGGCCGCGCTTATGAAGCTGGACACTGAACACCTACCGTCGTTGGGAGACATTATTGACTACGCTGATGAAATGAATTTAGCACTTACAACAAACGATGAAGGAGGTGTTGTTATTATGGACAGCCGTGACGCGATGATGTTTGTTAACATGCTATCTGACAACTACGTGGACAGCGGTCTAACGGGAGCACACTATTTGGTGAAAAATAAACAGCTAATAAGCGGCGATGCGCAGTTAAACATGAATATTTAATATGCTTAGTTTGAAAAAATAAATGGAGATACTAAAGGAGCACTACAATGAATAAACAAACCTTTATTACAATAACCGGGATTTTCGGAACCATTCTGTTGGTAGCTGTCGCTATGCTAGGTTACGCGGTCCACACAAATAATAAGGGCGTCAGTTACGAGGAGCGAATCAAAACCGACTATTCAAATATTGACAAAGAACTTCAGCGGAAATACTCAGTGTTCACCAACATGGTAGAGGCTATCAAATCATACAACAAATACGAGGGTGAAACGCTCACGAAAATAATTGAAGCTCGTAAATCTGGTGACATCAACACAGGCACGAAGATGATTTCTGCTCTTGTTGAAAAATACCCAGAGCTTCGGTCGAGCGAACATTATAAGACCTACATGACGGAGATTTCGATTACCTCTAATCGTGTAGCTAATTATGTTGAGACCTACAACAAGTCAATCCAAGACTACAACTCATGGTCGCGCAAATTCCCTGTGAACGTATTTTACCACCAACAGAAGTTTGATTTATACAAAAATCCTAACTCGGACAAGCAGATAGATGGCAAGCTCTTTGAGTGATTTTCTCAATAATCGTAATGCTATCATCGTATCTATACTGGCGCTGTTGGCTCTTCTTGGGCTGACAGCATGGCAGTGGACTTGGTGGAGTAATGCTATCGATAGCGAGGGAAGAGATTACAGAGTCGCCCTAAAGTTTGACGAGTCTAACGCAAAGGAGTTCCCGTATGCGGTCAAAACCCAGCAAGGAAAACTCTATGCCAAGGGAAAGATTACTTCGCCAGACAAGCTTCTGATAGACACGAATATAGACGGGGAGTGGCTAGCGATTAGAAAGGTCTATCAGGAATACCGTTCGCATACAGAAAAGTATTTATGTAACTGTATGCCTAAAAAGGGGTGTGATGTATGCCCCCGCACAGTCTGGGACTGGGAATTCGATAAAAACGAAGATAGATCAGTCACCAGAGTGTCATTGCTGGGACAAGTATTCGAGTCTAGTTTATTCGACTGGAAACAGTATAAATCTTGCAAAATTAAGCAAGCCGAACAGCAAAAGAAGGGCCTTTTTACTGAGGACGACACCTATGTAAGGGCTAGCCCTACGCGACGGTACCGCTATGAAACTGTGGCGAATGGAGTCGCTTACGAGGGTGGTTTTGTGTCAGACCACAAAGGAATAAGATCAGATAGCTCGATACGTCCAGCTAACAGCTTTTTATCAGGGGCGAGGATTTTTATAACAGTTCTTTTGGTGATAGGGTCTGTAGCGGTGTCTATAATGTTATTAGTTAGCTTGTACCAAAGGATAGATTTTTATGACAGATAAAACGTTTATGTTTCAGTATTGTAACAGTAAATTCGGTGAATCTTCCGTGGAAGATACTGGGCTAATCTCAAAAGCAGAGGCTATGAAACTTTTTAATACATATTATGAAGACGCGGTGTCTTCGATTCTCAACGGAGAACAAGTGCAAATGGTTATCTGGTGCGATTGTAAAACAGATACAGACTATGGAGCTACGTACGCAGAGATAGATTCTCGGGACATTAGAGTTATTGACGGCAAGCTGTGCAGTGTGCGATTTCTAGAGAAAGAAGACTTCATCTTTGGCAGCAAATAAAAACCTTGACCTTTATCAAAAGATTTGCTAAACTAAAAGTGTTCTGGCTATAGGCATTTCGTCTACCCAGTAGAACATTAAAAATTCAAGCACAGGATGCTAGCGATAAGGCGGTACTAGAACCCGTTGCAACGGCGCCGCAAGAGCGCAAAGAGGGAAACCCGAGTATACGTATCGTGTCTTTGGAAAATGCTCTGTCGCTAGCATCCTGTGCTTGAATGAACATTAACAATTCAACCGTATAACTGGCGGCATGATATGAGGAATAAAGCTGGGTTTCCGAACGGAAGTAAGCCGAAAGGTGAGAAGTCCTTTGCTCCGTGGTCGTGCCGTTAACTGGACAGATGATATGCACATTCCTTTCATAATGCCGCGCCAGCCCACACCGGCGCGTATTCAAAAATCGTGAAACGTTGTGAGCCGGCTCATATACCCGCAGTGCAACGTGTATCGTCTGTTCAACTGGTAGCACCAACGCACCTTTTATTTTTCAGGTAGCTATTCTAGACCATCCTAAAAATTGAAAACAACTATCATTTGGTGCTATCAACTGGCTATATAAGTGGCGGAATAGTAGACGCTATACCCGACGGTAAGCCCTCAAAAAGCGCATTTGAGGCAGAATGTGGAATGTGCGGTGACGGGAGTTCCAAATCCGACTTAAAGCAAAGCGACGTGGCGTGTGATGTGACTTTACGAAACCTAATTCCCTCATATTCGAGGAAATTAAAACTCGGCAAATCATCACCTTATATAGCCGATACTGGCAATAGTTGAAGCATCTGCCGTAACGAGACAGCTCTGCGTGCGAGGTTGCGTACCAAAGTGTTAGCCTGACCGTCAGGAATTAAAAGAAGCAGCCTTAAAGTATCCACCGCTCTTGCCAGTACCAGTTATGCGGTTGAATATAAGAATAATAAGGAGAACTTATTCATGAAAGCAGATAAAACAGATTTTATTATATCAATTATGTTGTTACTGTTCATGGTGGGTTTTGTGTTCTTGGTCATCAGAGTGACGGATACCAGCCGCTCACTGTCTAGGAATGAGATTTGTCAAAAGCACTTTGGTAAAGACTATGTTTATGTCAACAATGGCCGCTCTGCAGACTTTTGCGTAGACAATTCGGGGATACCGAAATACCCCAAATCATGGAGTGAGAGGAGATATTAATGATTTACGAAGCAGAAATTAGACAAACCGGTATAGGCAGGATTTTTATTAAAGCCAGCTCTGAGGAAGAGGCCGAGCGGGTCGTTGAGCAATATATACAAGACGAGCAGAGCCTTGGTTCAGTAGATTTTGACGAGCTTCTGGAATATGGCATCTGGGGTGTATCAGAAGCAGACATTGTTGGTGATGCAGGGGTTATCAAGGCGGAGGATGTGCTATGAGGTACTATCCTAAAAAGCTGGTTTACGTTAGTAATGGTGGCTATAACACCAAAGCAATACTAGTATCTTCGCCAGGCGAATACGACGATGTAATACTAGAAACCATAGAACTTGGTGACGGCGTCTTTGAAGACAGATATCGTCAAGTAGCCGCAGCTTGTGGAGCGGAGTTTGTAAACGCCAACGACATTAAGATTATTGATCAAGACGATCAACCAACGATCAACGAAAGTCGATCTTCAAAGATGCTATTATTGCTTTTATGAGTCTGCTAGCCTTTGCTCTACTGCTTGGCTTAAGCTCTAGTGTAAGCAGCTACGATTTTGACAAGCAATCTGAGCTGTCGGCTCGTTGTAGGTCTATGGGCGGAGAACTTGCAAATAGCAAGTGTTTTAGGAGCGGAGAGAAGATATGACCAATAAACGAAAGAGAGAAATAGGAAGAAAGCGAGGATACTCAAATGGACAATAAGAAAAACGATTCAAAGACTCAAGAACATAACTGGCTAGACTTGGCTCAACACCTACAAACAAAGGTGAACAGGCGCTCGTCAGATATGGCTTTCTTGCAGCTGAGAGGGGGGATTATTCTCGTAGCCGCGATTCTATTGCTTCAGGCGATTGTCTCTATGAGAAAGCCGTGGGGATTGTTTATTGTCGTGTCAGTCGTTCTGTCCGTAATGTCTATGATGTCGGGCAAAACTTCGTCACCGCTTGATCCAAAAGAGACGATTTCTCAACTAAAGAAAGAACCTCGCTTAACAAGAAGACAATTCGCAGAGTGGATGGCTTCTAGCTGCGCAGAGTCCAATAGCCGGTTTAATAAAATATATAATACTAAATACAACTATCAAGTGGCAGCTGTGGCTGCATTATGTGCAGCAGTCTGTCTATGCTCTTTTAGAGTATGAAAAAATTAACCGATAAATCTACAAGAATAGATATGAACCCCAGCAGAACATTCGCGGGACTATACAAACTAGAAAACAACGATACGCTCTACCGTAGAACTAAATGTCCCACAACAATATACGGCTCCGGTACTTTCGACAAGGGGGAAAAGACTTTTCGAGAACAGCCAATTCGTGTCGTTGTCCAGTCTTTTCGCAGCGCTGGGAGCATGATGGAACGATTTGCTGACGGTAGTATTCTCGAGACTGATTTCTTCGGAGAGTGTTTTTTGTACACCCCAGTCAAACGCCCAAAGCTGCCTAAGAAAATCAGGCGTAGATGGAAGCATAGACTTGTTCTTCGCATGGTCGATGTACACGAATGCTATTTGGCAGGCCGCAAGTTCAGAGACTACAGAGAAGCTTTGGAATGGGGCAAGTTGATAGTGGGAGATAGGAAAATCCCCTGGGAATATAAAGGCAGCAACGCCAAGGTTCGCAGACACAAGTGGATGATAAAACACTGTCATCTTGTGCCGAGGCCGTACAGTGAGTGGTCAGAAAGAGACCGATTGTTTTATGGTAAGCAGATACAGGGTAAAGAGCGGCATATGAAATAGAGCCAACCAAGGGCGAAGATTAAAAATGCTCTTGCTTTTTGTATGAACAAGGAGTAGAATTAAGGCATGGCAAGTAGAAACATGATCAAAAAAGCTGACAGAGTTTTCTCGAAATATATACGCCTGCGAGATTCTGAAAACGGTTTTTTCGTTTGCTGTTCGTGCGGTCAAATAAAGCCTTTCGAACAGGCTGACGCTGGACACTTCATAAATCGCAAATGGATGGCTATCAGATACGATGAAAGAAATGTTCATGCTCAGTGCCGGTCGTGCAATCGATTCGACGAGAGTAATTCAGTTGGGTATACGAGGTTCATGTTGAAAACTTATGGTGAAGACATTGTTGACTTGTTGGAGAGTATGAAAACCCCGTATAAGTGGACAGATGGTGAGTTGGAAATTCTGATCAAAGATATAAAGAACAAGACGAAGGAGCTGTAGATGGCGCAGACTACTAATCAGGGTGAAATGTTTTATCGCATGAAATATCTTGGAGGAGACACTCCAGCCCATCGTATTAGTGGAGACAGGGTTCGGTGCTTAATTGAGGATGAGGCATATGAAGTATATCTTAGAAGAACTATTGAAAATGATTTTCCCCCGTACTGGATGCTCACAATTCATTTACCTGGAGAGAGCGATGTGATTATGTACTATTGGCACATTGAAGATTTTGTAGAAGAATGGGAGGATTTATAATGAACGGAATAAGCGACTTCGACAAAGAACACATAGAGCGATTGCTAGACGAAGTTCTTGGTAATGTGTCTTTTCATGGAGACACCTACGACGACGGGATTTCGATGAAGAATATAAAGCTGCACGAGATAGCCCTTAATCATATCTGGGCTAAATTGAGGGATACAGCATACCAAGCCGCTGGCAAGCAAGAATTCAGTGCTGTAGATATTATCAATCAGATAGAAAGTATTTCAAAAGAACATATAGACGATGTCGAAGATGTCATCGGGCTTATTAAAGAAAGCAAAGGAGAGTATATGTCCAAAATTAGATTAACCCAAGAGCTTGACTATGTATCAGGACATTTACGCTATGGGCATTTAGAGCTAGTTGTAGACGCAGACAAATGGAATGATCTCTCTGAGGAAGAGAAGAAAGCGTTTTTCGAGGACAATGCGTATATTGTGGTTGATGACTACGAAGTCGAAGACCACGGAAAATCTAAAAACACTCCAATTAAAGAATCCGATGAGGAGTAGGTATGAGTGGTATTAAGTTTAGAGCGTTTAGCTTAAAAGACAATATCTACGGAAAGCCTTTTATATTGAGCCGAGATTTCATCTGCAATAGGTTGAACGATGTGAGATTCCCACAAGACGATGTGATTTTTGAGCAGTTCATCGGGTTGAAAGACAAGAGTGACACAGAGATTTATGAGAGTGATATCTGCTCTTTCAGCAGCAAAAAAGGCAAATACATGGGCGTGGTAGAGTGGTCAGATGATTTGGCTGGTTTCGGGTTGCGAATGATAGATAACAACTTCTTATACACTTTTTCCGAGCTTAATACTATGGGGATTGACCTTGACACTTTGGAAGTTGTTGGCAATGTTCATCAGAACCGTGAGCTGCTTGGAGAGCGCGCGCTGTGATAGAAGTCAATCAAGAACAAATAGCAAGTTACATCAGAGATAATATCGATCAGTGTTTGAGGTCTCTTGACGCAGATTTTGATTTTACTCGTCGAGACTATATAGACGGAAGCTTTCTGATAATACCGACCGTCGAAGCAAAAATAAGAATAGACTACGAAGATTTAATGGACTATATAGAAAGGAAAAAGACCGATAATGAAGAATAACAGAATAATCATCATAAGCATTGTTCTCACGATTTTGTTTTGCATCGTTGTGTTTGCGAACATATGCTATGCTATGTATACCAAGGACTGGACGCGTGGTATATTTTTCGTTCTCTTGTTTGGCCTGATACCAGGGAACAATTCGCGTAAATGAGCAAACGAGACATAGAAATTAGAATCACAAGAGACTCCCGTTTCAATGTCGCTGGCTTGACGGTTGATACGTTAGACGAAGCTTTTGACCGTTATGACAAGAAGATGAAGAGAGAGCCGTCGGACTCTAATTAGTATTTCTTGACTGGAGTGACCACTATGTTCGTGTCCAACAAGAAAGCCAAAGAAGATAATGAAGAGGTCCTCGCTGATTTTGGTCTGCCTGGCGACAGGCAATTCGTTACCACTTGTGTGAAAGATATTCTGAGGATCAAGAAAAGAACCAGAATAGGCTCTGAAACATTAAAAACTCTTGACACGAAGCTCATGCTTTGATATCATGAAAGTGGCAAAGGTGGTTCCTAATAATAATTTCACTTAAAATGAATAAAGTTACTACCCGCCGCCTTGTATATTAAAAAACTGTGGCATAAATAGTTCCTATTTTGGATTCTTAACCCGCTGGTACAGGTTCGATTCCTGTCTTAGTAGCTCAATGGCAGAGCGGCGTAATTACTATTCGCCACAGTTTATTATACGGCATAAGCAGTTCCTAAAAATGCAGTTTTTGTGTTGCAGGTTCGAATCTTGCCTTCGCGCAAGCGAAGTAGCTCAACAGGTAGAGCAAAAAACTTTTACTGCTCGCTGTATCTATAAGGAGCTCTGCCTATCAAATAACCTATAGGAGGGAAAGATGAAATCAACGCTACGCCTATTCAAGGCTTTGCCGGTAGAATCAAAGGTGGAGCTCGACAAGGACAGAGCAGCAGAACTTATGGAGAAAACTATTCCTCTGGGTTTTGTTTTTGAGCCAGTATTTTCTTCGAGGAGTTTTGACGCTATACTCGGAAAAGTAAACGCACTTTATGGACGCAACCCAGAAGAGCTGAATTCTTCCTTTCATAAATCATTCGCAAAAGTCAGAGACTCTTCGACAAGGCAGCTCGTGTTTGAGCAGATGGTTCACTACCTCACGACGTACGGCGCAGAACAGTTAGGGATTTACGACGAAGATAGCGTGTATATACCCGCAGAGGCGCTAGAAGCCCCAGAGCTGAAAGAGGGAGTTCGCCTGGTAGTAATTCATGGATACACGAAAGACGAACTAAAAGAGAAGTTGCTTAATCTACTCTCGTCAGGCGTGGCTTTGTCCAACGAATCTGTTACAGACGCTGTAGAAGTGGCCCAGTACGTAGGAATATCTTCTAACGAAGTTAATCAAATTGTTAACAAAGAAGTCAGAGCAGCGCTCTACGATCATCTCGATATAGTACCACAAAACCCAGTTGAGTTTTTGAGGCTTGTTGTTTACAAGTCTACACAGACTACACTGTTAATCAAAAATAAAGAACTCATCGAAGATCTAAAATCTCGGAATAACAATACGCTTGTTAGATATTTCAACTCATACGAAAAAATGTATGGATTAGAGAAACTAGCCCAGATTTTCTATCGGTTCAAACCTATATTCCTAGCGCTAAGAACGAACTCTGGGCTGAAGAGGCATGTGAACAAGATTCGTCGTCTAGCTAAATCTCACCACAAGCCAATGCCAGAGGACTTGTTGAATTCAATTACCTATCGCTTAAAAACTCGTCAAGCCCCAGACGCCGACTCGTTCAAAGAGGCTATGGCGAATGCTAATATTTTTCGTAAGATTAGGCTAGCCTATGCTTTGAAGTTCCGCACGACAGAAGCTGATTCTATTATGTACAGAGTAAGAAACGGCAAATCGTTTACTAAAGAGTTTGAGTTTGAGAACAAGCGAGGCGCCCAGATTCTTTATGAAGCTGTCTTAAGGTATATCGCGAACGACATAAAACCAAACGTTGAGGGTAAGACCTTCTTCATTCCTAAAGAAGTTAAATACGCTATTCCATCGACAGAGAAGATGTTTACTGGTGAAATCCCGAGCGGCTCTTATGTAGAGTTAGACGATGATATGGTTGTAGGGGTCCATTGGTTTAATACTTCTAGCCAGCGGGTGGATTTAGACCTGTCCTTATCAAATGGTCTAGGTAAAATAGGCTGGGACGGTCAATACAGCACCGGAAAGAAGAATATCTTATTCTCAGGTGATATCACAGACGCACCGAAGCCTAAAGGCGCGTCAGAGTTATTCTGGGTAAGCAGTGAGTCTCGTGGGTCTTGGCTGGTTAATTTGAATTTTTACAATTACCGCCTTAAGAGTGTCTGCCCGTTCAAGATATTTGTGGGGCAATCAGATAAAAGTTTGGTGGATAGAAAGTATGTCATCGATCCTAATAACTTAGTTGTTTTGACGAACTCTGTCATGGACAAAAAACACAAGACTCTTGGCATAATAAACGTAACAGACGAACACAGCAGGTTTTATTTCATGCAATCTGGTTTAGAGCAGGCGATAAGCTCACGGCATACAGAATCTGCTGAGCGTGCCCGCAAATTCACCCTGAACTATTACACAGACATAATCACCTTGAACGAGGTGTTAGAGCTTGCTGGCGCTAAAGTTGTTGGCGAGATGGCAGAGGGTGTGGTTGATTTGTCTCCAGAAGCTGTTGATAAAACTACGTTCATCGATTTGCTATCTAAGAAGTCTGACGCTGAATGATTTATGACGAAAACTAAACTACAAAAACAGCTCGACAAACTTGTCAAAGACGGCTACGTCCGTGTCCAGAAACACCCAGAACTGCCGCTGAGTATCTATGTGTACACTCAAAAAACTGAATTTGAAAGACACTGGACGCCAGAAACGCTTATGTCTAGGGGGCTAGTGCTAGACGATTCAGGGCGAGTTGTTGTAAACTGTGTCCCAAAGTTTTTCAACCTAGGACGGCCTGGAGCTGAGAATGTATCTTTTGAAGATTCTTATATCACAGCCAAAGAAGACGGATACATGATCCAGATTATCAACGACCATGAGTATGGATTGATAGTCACTTCTAAGGGGTCTTTTGAGAGTAAGTATGCTCAAATGGCTCGAGAGATAGTATCTGATAACAAACTGCCACAAGACGTTCTATTCTGCTGCGAATTACTGATGGACTTCCCCGGAGACGAGGGGATAATTGTCACTAGGCATGGAAGTACTCCTAAGCTAAAATGCTGGACAGTCCGAATGAACGACGGCAGCGAGTTATTCCCCACTTCAGTTAAGTTGCCTCCGTTTCTAACACCAGTAGAGAGTTTTGCCCCAACTCTAGCCAAAAAGTATCTAGAGAAGTCTGGTATCGAGGGTGTCGTTTTGTATGACGTTTATACTCACGCCAGGGTTAAGATCAAAACTCAAGAGTTCATAGAACGCCACACACTCATTTCTAATATTACACCGAAAAACATTTGGAAACGAGCAAAAAACGGTGAGACCCCAGCTAGCATGGATATCCCAGACGAATTCTTACCTCAGGTTGAGAACATCTATAACAAAATCATGTCTGGCTACAGGCAGATTAAAAAACACTCATTCCAGATTATGGGCATGACCGACAACCTGACAAACAAAGGAGTGGCTCTAAATACCAGTTTGGGGCTAAGCAAAGAAGATAAACATTTGATATTCTTCTTGCGCAAGAACCCGACAGGTGACGAAGTTTTTGAATATTTTTGGAACAAAGTGAAACCTATGTGAACAATTTGTATGATGACTTTTAAGGTATAACAGTGGAAAGAAAGGGCGAATGCAACAAGAAATAGAGAAAATATTATTACAGGCATCTGACGAGGGGGCTAAATTAAGTAGGGGCGAAATTAGCCATCGTCAATACAAAAACAATATAGACAAGTTGCTATGTACGATTGTACCGCGGCTGCGCACTTACCAAGAAAAACGAGAACACAATAGGCTAATCCATTATAAACTCACCGAACATGATGTGAATGAGTTCAAAAGAGAAATACAAGCAGCCGTAGATAGATGTGTACAGAGCACCGCTGACTTATGCAACGCTATAGTCTTGAACCACAATATAGACCGTGAAAAAGAGGTTAGTAGGGTTATTTGCTGTGAACACATATGGCAAGCTTTTCGTGAGTTAATGAAAGATGAAGCTTTAGATTAAAGGTTATAGGGAGGAAAAATGAAGAAACATAGCAAACTATATTGGTGGTTTTTTGACCGAATACCTGGTCCAGTCTATAGAGCTTGGCGATGGGTCAGAGAAAAACCAAGAAACATGAAAGCTAACAGGCTTCGTAAGAAAGGCATAGTGCCTGCTGAAGACGCCTGGAATTCAAACATAACTATTTGTAATATGTTAGCTCAGCACTTAAAGTGGCACTTGGAGTGGATAAAAGACCAGCACGAAGTATTTCCGCCATCTGAAGAATCCCGAAAACGTCAAGCAGAAATAGAGCGTGCGTATAAAGCTCTGTCTGGATATGATGATCTGTGTGATATTACCAAACCCGCCACTAAACAACAGCTCAGAGAAGCACAATGGGCAATTCACTGGGTAGCGAGGAATATACATAAACTATGGTTTTAGACGACGATAACAGAAAGATAACGAGAGAAAACGTCTCATCCCTCATAGAAGCAGGAGTTACAATGGGGATACAGTTTAGTAAATCGGAAATCTCTCGTGATCAATTAGAGTCTTGGATGAAAGAAGCTGAAGACGAGGTTACTAAAGCCATTATAGATTTTTTAGAAGAGTACACTGAAAATTGTGCTAGTTTTGTTGAAGATGAACTAAGACGTCAGGAGTTTATTCGAAGGATTCGCGTTCAAGCGTTTGTAAACAATCTTCTGGGGTGAAAACCTTGACCTTTATAGAAATCTTTGCTACAATACGAATGTCTTGAAGAAGACGTAAAACAAACTTTTCTTTCTACGGATTGGTCGGCTTTCGGCTATATCGCCGGGAGCCACCCTCAAGAACATTAACAATTCAACCGCATAACTGGGCAGATGATGGCGATGACACGCCACTAGCGGTCGGAGACCCCGAACTACGAGAACAAATGTGTCGAAAACGTGGATAGACGCATCTGGGAGCGCGGTGGCGACTCCTCGCTATCGTCTGTTCAACTGGCAACATCAGTGTCTAGGCTTTTCATTCGCCTATAGAATTGAGTGCAGGTGGAAATCGGCTCAATCTGGTGCTGCCAACCAGTTATGCGGTTGAACAATACAGTGCTTTTCTGCGAGATCGCACTGTAAAATATGTAAACAACATGCATGTACTTTACATATATTTGACACTAAAGAAGGAGGTGAAAATGAGTACAAACTACTATGTTGCCGCAACTCGTAAATGTGAAGACTGCCAGGCCGAACACATGTGCTACTGTGGCGTTCATTTAGGCAAATCAAGCGGCGGCAATCGCTTTCTGTTTGCTTATAACGGCGGAAAGTATTACAAGAATATTTCAGAACTTAGAGAATGGTTAAAAGACAAGCGTATCATCGATGAGTATGGCAGACCGGTGGCCTATGATGAATTATGGGACAAGGTGCAGAATATGCAGAGCTTCCCGCTAGACCTAGACAACAAGTATGAGTGTCTTATCGATGGCTACCGTTTTATGGATGGTGATTTTAGTTAAGGAAGGGTATGTGAGGTATGAGCAAATTAGAAAAAGAAGTATTGCATGTCTGTAAGCAGTTTGACAACGCTGGTAGAGATTTTGAAGAAACAGTTAATAGTATCTTTGCTTTATGTCTTCAAGGCGAAGGTGCAAAAGATTTAGCCCGGCAAGAGCCGCATGACGCAGCTAACCAGCTTATCAAGAGAGTCAAGCGAGTAGAAAAAGTTGTGAACAAGATGCTTGACGAGGAGTAGGGGATGGAAAATAGCAAAATATTCTGGAGGAGAAATAATGCATGAGCCACTACAAGAATCAATCGAAGAGCAAAATAGACTACTCCGAGAAATCCTACAAAAGGGTGGGCTAGAGACTTTCTTGGAAGATGTTGAGCCAGTTATGCCCCATATTAACTCCATGTATGCAAATCCATATGATTACAACGAGACACAACAGTGGGCAAACAGTGTAATTAGTCAACATCTTTTGAAAATTAGAAAACTTTATGGAGAAATAAAGTATTTAAGTCAGGTAATTTCAAAGCAGTACGAAAACTTCAAGCGTGTTAAACAAGAAGCTCCGAAGGGGGTTGTGCACGAAGACATAGACAGCTTTATCAAGAGATATGAGGAGGACCATGGACAACAAAACTTTTGACACTATAGGACAATCAATCGAGCTATACAAAAGAGGGTTGCAGCCAAATACTGAGTTTGTCTATATTTGGAACTATAAAGAGACTAAACTTAAGCATTTTGATATCAAAAAAGATACTGTATCACAATTAAAATCATTATACGATGACAACGCGTCAATTAAAGTAGCCGAAGAGGAGCATTTTCTTAACAATGATTTTACTCAGACAATTTGTCCAGCTTATGCTAAGGGAACTTTTGATGAGGACAGACCGTGTGCTAGGGTGTATAGTATCGGCTGGTATAAGATGGAGAACTTTGAGATTGAAGATACAGACTTTGGCAGCTATAGGTATATGATTTATAGTCATGCGGACACGGACGGGGTTATTGTGGCAAAAGGAATGAACAATAAGTTTGGCCTTCTCGCTATACGCGGTAAAGAAAATGGCACTTTGTCATATTGTTTTGGTGGGATAAATCCAGAATGTATTTACGGACTAAAAGATCTATTGCGGATTTTGCGTCGAGCGTCAAAAACGTCGCGAGAATATTATAAGTATAGATACGAGCCAGAATGTATTGATAATGCTATTCTGAAGCTTAAAGAACTGGAGAAACTAAGATAATGCGAGAATTAAAATTCAGAGCCTGGGATAACCTAGAAAAGACTTACCTTAACGAAGAAGACATAGCTATAGACAATCTGGGCAATATATTTATATTCGAGAGATACGACAACAATGACTCTGACTTGTGGTATACGCGACTATTACCAGACCCAGACAACAAGCGGCATGTTATCGAGCAATACACAGGACTAAAAGACATAAACGGTATAGAGATTTATGAGGGTGATATCGTTAAATATGGCAAGCTGACATATTCTGTAGAATACCAATCGTCAAGGTTCATGTTATGTGCGCCGGGCAGGCTTTCGATCTGTTTATCAGAATTGGTATATGATTGCGATACTAATCAGTTGAATTGTGAGGTTATCGGCAATGTTCACGAATTGGATACAAAGAAGGAAATCTAATGCGAGAACTGAAGTTCAGAGTTTGGGACAAGCTAGAAAAAAGAATGCGCAAAGCCGTATCTCTGCACTGGCGAAACGACAAGCTCATTTCAGCTAGACTAGAAGGTGATAATGAGCCTATCCCAATCGAGGGACGGCTGGTAATTGAGGAGTGGACAGGTCTATACAATCGTGCTGGTCAAGAGGTTTACGTAGGCGACATTTTAGCTCTTTACCATAGAGACGGAAGTATTTCCAATTTGTGCCAGGTTGTCTGGAGTGAATCAGATAATGAGTACGATTGGAAGCCTGTTGGCGAAGACAGTTGGCCTGACATATTCACCGCTTTCTATGATGATTATAAAGTCGTTGGCAATATTCACGAAGCAAACACGGAGGTAATATGCTCAGGGAATTGACCGATAGAGAACTAGAAAATATTATTTACACCCATTTTGGCTACGTTGCCTATAAACAAATGGCAGCCAACGAAAAAATCAGGGGGTTTTATCAGCTCGATAATGAGGCGTCGATTGACGTCAGCGGTCTTGTAAAAGGACTGGTCAGGCTTATAAACGAAGAAAAGGAAAAAGCCAAAATCAAAACCCTTGACCACACCTTAGAACGCATAGGAGAATATATTAAAGATAGAGAATATAATACGCCCGAACTCACCATCTCATGCAGAGCTATGCTTGATGGAAAAATTAAATACCGTGCTAGGTTTCTTATGGTTGATACAGAAGATAACGATGGCACCGATTTCGTGCGAGCTGAGGGCAGCGGTCTAGAAGAAGTCGTAGGTAAGATTGCGGGATATCTAAAAAGTGGGAAACATTACAAAGATGGGAGATGTTTATGAAATTACAATTTATAGGAGACAGTCCTCGAGTGTTTCGGGAAAGTGACGGTGAGGAGTTCGACACAGAATATCGTCAGATATACGAAATCTATGGAGTGTATTATCACCCGTACTCAGGACGTGGTGGCACATGGGTAGTTGTTTCCGAGGAAGACCCAGGTTTTGCTATTGAATATGATTCAGAAAAGGAATTATTTGAAGACTGGGTGGTAGTCGAGGCAACATTGGAAGAGATAAAGGATTCGATTAAGCTTATAGAATAAGGAGGAATAATGAACCCATATATAGAAATACACAAAACCCTAGAGCGATTTCAAAATGACTTTTTGAGACTGATAACTGAAGAGGCTGTCAAGGACGAAGACATCAACAAGGTCTATCGAAAATATGATGATGAGCTCATGGCAGTCGTCAAGAAAGCCGAAATCGAGGCTCTAGAACATGCTTTAGAGTTTATGGGGCAATTCCCAGACTTTAATTTAGCTAACATGTATGAATATATCAGGGATAAGGAAAAGGAGATGAGAGACGAACATCAGAATTAGGTTGCCAATCGCGAACACGCAATCATACAACAATTTAATAACCAATTAAAAGAAAGGAACTACGATGGCAAGGATTAAATTGACACGAGAACTTGATTACATACAGGGTCATCTACGTAGCGGATATCTAGAACTAATCGTAGACGAAAATGAATGGAACAATATGTCTGATGATGACAAGCGGGAGTTCTTTAGTCGCAACGCACAGGTTATGATTGATGATTGGTATGTCAATGACTACGATGTGGCTGAAGATTCAGATATAGAAGAAGAGCTTTGCTGACTGAGATCTTGCAAGTCATTCTGGATGCCTTATAAAGCCATAAGTTTATTGACTTTTGTAAAACTCTTCAGTATGATAAAGATATAAACGAAAGGATGGGAATGGGCGAATTAAGAGCAGCATTCGACGCTATGAAAAAAGAGCGCCAAGAACGCCGAAAATCTCTTGAACCAAGCCGCGTACAATACGCAACCGACTTGCTCATAGAGGCTACGTATGCTGTAGGCTGAAATGCTAGAGAGAAAGCTATATATGTCTACCACAGCAATGATAGAAAGCACCATATCGCAAAATTGTACCCATATAAAGGCTGGTGGTCAGGTAAGGGCATCGGCTCAGGAAGAGGTGTTCACAAATTAATTAAAAAATTAGGAGAGGCTTAATGTCAGCAACAGAATTCAAAGTCGGCGATAAAGTCAAAGTTCGCAAGGGGCTTGTCGTAAAAGTACAAAAAGGCTGATGTTGAGGAAGCTATTAAAGACCTAGAGCCAATCGAATAGGTAAAAGCTGTTAACCAATGACCTACCATACGTCAATAAACTGGGCGAACATTAAATCAATCGGGTACAAATCGTACCCTGTAGAACATTAAAATTCAACCGCATAACTGGCAACATCAACCTGAGGAATAAAGCTGGGTTCCCGAATGGGAGTAAGTCCAAAAGACGAGAATTCCTTTGCTCCATGGTGGTGTTGTCACTAGAGCTAGAAAAGTAACTGCTGACTTTGCAACTTGAGTAGTGAAAGATGTGACTTTACGATTCTAAATCTCTCGAATTCGACGGGTTTAGAAACTCGGCAAATCATCACCTTATATAGCCACCAGTTATGCGGTTGAATGCAGTGGAGAAAATTATAGATGAAGAGTAAATCTGACGGTGTGGTTTTGTTTAACTGATAGAAACAGACGCCGAAAGATTAAAACACCTCAAGATTACAACTAAACATGATAAAATATAAATAGATGGCAAGAAAACGAAAATGCACCCCGGAAGAACTAAAAAGAATCCGGCGCGAGAACCTACGAAAGAACGTAGCCAAAGCAGCCGAGAGAAGGGCTGCCGGTGTAGTCTCAACCAATAAAAAACAGAAACCACATCATCTCGATAAAATTGTTCGAGAAGTCCTTGATGACGAAGAGCTAATCGACCAGATATTCAAGAACCAGCCAGAGTACTGGGCCAAACTTCCAAGAAAGACTGGAGGCTACATTATAGCAGCAGTGATGATGTCGAAAGCTATGAGTGGCGATGTGAAAGCCGCTGACTGGGTGCGCAAGACAGGGTTTGGAGACAAAGTAAGCCTCGAGTCCTCAGACGGGTTCTTCGCAAAGACCGACTTCAGAATCCAAGTTGTTCCCTCGAAGCAGCTTGGTGATGGCAAAGCGGCCAAACGGGCGAAGCAATAATGTATGACTGGGGTCTTTCAGACTATCCTGAAAAAAATGGGCTTACTGTCATGTCTACTTTTTGTGGAGGTGGTGGATCAACGATGGGCTACAAACTAGCGGGCTACGAAGTTGTCGCGGCCAATGATATTGATAAAGAAATGGCCCAAGTTTACAAAACAAATCACAACCCAAAACAGTTCTTCGAGTGTGGTATATCAGACCTGTTGAAAAGAGACGACTTACCTGAAGTGGATATTTTAGATGGGAGCCCGCCATGCTCAGTATTTAGTGTAGCAGGGCTGGTCTCTAAAGCCTGGGGGGTTAAGAAGAAGTTTCGCGAGGGTCAATCCGAGCAAGTTTTAGATACTTTATTCTTTGAATTTGAAAAGCTAGCTAGAAAAATGAGACCTAAAGTTGTTGTGGCTGAGAATGTTAAGGAGATGGTAAGGGCTAACTCCATACCATACGCCAAAGAATACGCGAGAAGAATGGCCCAAAGTGGCTATAAAACACAAGTCTTCATCCTAGATGGCTCAAAAATGGGACTCCCCCAAAGCAGGAAAAGAGTGTTCTTTATCTCAAACAGATTAGGCAAGAACCTGAATCTGAAATTCAAAGAACCACCAATTCCTTTTTCGGAGGTCAGTGACGAAACAGATCAAGAGTGCAACTTAACAGATTTGTACAAAGAATACTGGTCAGCAGCAAAACAAGGCGACCAAGTGGGCAAGTTTGGCGCTAGACGAAAACTATGGATGGATAGACCAGCCCGCACAATCACTGCTTCGGGCGCTAACTTTCATCCGCTTTATCCGAGAACTATCAACACTAAAGAGGCAATAAAAATCAGCTCGTTTCCCAGAGATTTTGACTTCTGCAGCATGAAGCCAGAATATGTTATGGGCATGAGCGTGCCGCCCCTGATGATGGCAAAAATATCAAAAGAAATACAGAGACAAATACTAAATGGAATCAGACCTGACAATATCAGAGGTGCAGAGCCTCGCCTTTCAGTTTTTTGAAGACCCGCAAGTCGTAGGGCTCGTTTTTGGCGGCGGGGCAGGTGGAGGCAAAGGTCTCGCACTGGACACTAAAATACTAACCACTCATGGCTGGACTACTATGGGCGAGCTTAAAGAAGGTGATTATGTCTTTGATAAAGATGGGCTTCCGTCAAAAGTCGTCTTAGTCAGTGATATCCATCATCGTCAGTGCTATAAGGTTAATTTTTCTGATAATAGTTATCTTGTGGCTGACGATGAACATAGATGGCTCACTTTCGACGAGCCTGAAAGAAGAGCGCTGCTGCGCAGGACAGAAGAATACAGAAATAGACGAAGGGCTACTAGACCGAGCAGGGCAAAGTCTACAACCTCAGAGGCCAAGCTCAAAGCACTGGCTATATTGAATAGCAGGATGGCTGCTAAAAATACTAAACCAGCTCCAAAGGGGACTGTGAGAAACACTGAACATATGTTCTATACCCAAAACGTAAGAGGAAGATCCAATTACTCTGTCCCTGTGTCTAAGCCTCTGCGCTATCCGACCGCTCGCTTGAGGCTTGCTCCGTATGTATTAGGTGCTTGGTTGGGTGATGGGTACACAAAAACTACAAAAAATTATGCTAAAATATGTAGCGGACTCAACGATGCAGATGAACTTTTTGGATATTTGGAGGAGTGCGTACAGATAGAAGAATTGCGCGCATCCGACAATTTAAGAACGGTGCGCTTTCCAAACTTAGTCCCGAACAGGAAATACATTCCTGCAGAGTACCTTCGGGCTTCTGCGGAACAACGGATGGAGCTTCTTAAAGGTCTGATGGATACAGACGGACATGCCTGTGCTGCAGGGTCAGTTGAATTCACGACAATATTGCCAGAGTTAGCAGACAATTTTGCTGAGCTCGTTCGTTCCCTGGGGTGGAGATGCGCTATTAGAGAGGGCAATGCCGTACTCAACGGCAGAGTTGTTAGTAAAAGATATCGTATAAAATTCTCTCCTGACAAGCCGGTGTTCAAGCTTACGCGCAAAAAAGAATCCCAAAAACTGCCCACGATACGCGCTAAATGGAAATACATCACTTCAATAGAAAAAGTCGATAGTGTCCCGACAAAATGCATAATGGTCGATAGCCCAAGCAGAACATATCTAGCCGGAGAGACTCTTACAGTAACCCATAACACTTTCCTCCTCGGACTCATAGCCGCAATAGCCTGCAAAAAATATCCAGGCACAAGATGGGGGCTGGCTCGTAAAGAGCTAAAGAGCCTAAAGCAGACTACTCTAGCTACTCTTATTTCCAAAGTCCATCCCAGTTTAGGGATTACCGAGAACGATTATAAGTTAAATCTTTTAGACTCAACCTTAGAGTATGTTAATGGCTCGTCTCTTCTTCTTTTGGATCTTACAGCTAAGCCATCCGACCCTGAAATGGAAAGCCTGGGTTCTCTTGAACTGACTGGCGCTTTCATTGATGAGGTGGGAGAAGTGAGCAAAAAACCTTACGACATACTGGCTTCTCGTGTCAATCGCTGGCTTAATAAGGAGTATGGGATCACGGGCAAAGTTGTCTCGAGTTGTAACCCTTCCCCATCGTTTGTGCGTCAAGAATTCTATGATAAGTATTCCCAGCTAGGCGGCGGGCGTGTACAGAAGTGGCAGAACGGCTATGTTTGGGTTAATGGAGAGCGTCTGCCAGCGTATAACGCGTATATACGCTCAACAGTACTAGATAACCCTTTTGTTGATGAAAACTACGTAGAGAGCCTTAGACGGCTTCCTCCGCTAGAAAAACGACGCCTCTTGGATGGTAATTGGGATTATGCTGATGAAGATGGCGTATTATTCTCAACCGCATTGATCGATAAGATGACTGTCTATGAAATCCCTGAACCAGAAAAAACAAGAAGCGGCGAGAACAAGTTTAGTAAGTTTATCGGGGTTGACCCGTCAGATGCTGGAAAAGACGATACAGTGCTCACTTTAGTCGAAAACGGAGTAATAGCCGAACAGGTCGAAATTCCATCGCCAAAAGGCAAAGACGATGTTATCAGTTTGTATATTGCCAACAAGATTGTAGCGTACGCTCAGAGACATGGTTTTACTCCTGCTTTGGCAAAGAACATCACTATCGAAGGCAACGGAGTGGGCGCAGCGCTAAGAGATAGTCTAAGGTCTCTTGGTTGGAGAATAAACGTTTACACAGCAGGAGCAAGCACGAGAAACGACGGTTACTACCAGTTTATGCTAGACGCTGAAGAGGGAAAAATTAAACTTCTCAACACAGTCATTGAGCAAGGACATCTCATTCGCCAGCTTTCAGCCCACAAGTACGATATGGACACTGGAAAACCCAAAGTCACGAACAAGAAAGAGCTTCGACGTACTCTCGGACGCTCGCCAGACCACGCCGACTCTGCTATGATAGCTAATATGGCAGCTAATAAATTCAAACCTAAGAATATAAGCGCTTTTATAAGGTGGTAAGATGGCATTTCACAAAGACACCCAGATTATGACAGACACTGGCTGGAAGCGAATCAAAGACATCAAGGGTTTTGACAAGGTATTGGTTCGCAACTTTTTGGGAGAAGCTCACCTCATGCAGCCGTTCGCTATAGAGTTGATTAAGTTCAGGGGGAGAATCCACTGTCTAGGAAATTCTTACTGGAATATTAAACTCTCTCCTAGACATGAAGTAATCGGCTCCAGAAAGGGCAAGGAATGCCGCAGCCAAGTGAGAAAACTCAGTCCCTATTGGCCAGGAGCTCGATTCATCTTCGACCGAACCGCAACATATGTCTCAGAAGAAGAGTACAAAGCCGATATGTTTACTGTTTGGGGCAAAGGCTTCAAAAAAGTAAAGAAGATGCCGCCAGAAGATTGGTATGTTTTAGCTGCTTTTATTTTGCAGAGAGCGATGATCTACAAGACCGCTATGTCCAAGTTCGGCAGAGGAGATATTCAGATAAGTCTTAACAGAAAAAAAGAGCCAGAGGCTTTTCTTATTCTTCAAGGCATTCTTAACCGCGCGGAAATACAATTCAAAGAAAGGGGCGACAGAACAATAGTGATCAGCAAGCGAAATACCCTATTCTCGCTCATCAAACGTCGTCTAGGCTCGTGGAAGAGAGAAGAGATGTCTATACCGCTTGATATGACATACAAAGGCTCTAAGGAGCTTGTACGGTCTTTTATCGACACTTTGCGGTTGCTCTCCAAAAGGGACACAAAACGATTTAACAAAAATATTATTGCCGGGTACGACAAAATGATTTCGAGTTTAGAAATAATGTGCTATGTGCACGGGATCGAGGCTATAAGGGGTTCTACAATTAAGTCCACGAGCCTGGACGGAGAGTCTAAAGAAACTCTTCGCTTCAGCCAGCGCGGGCGATTGGCGTCTGTGACCTTTCACACTGACGATAAGAACGATTCCCACAATGTTTATGCCATAGATATACTAGAAGGGCAAGTTCTTGCCAGAAATGAGGGGTACGGAGTATGGATACCCCCAAGATAGGCGATAAATTATTCTTGTATGGGCACTTCCTACAATTTTTGCCAGAGTTTGAAGACTATGAGTACAATGCGCTCATGGGATATATGACAATCGGGGGTTTTGTCGCCCAGTTAGTCGAGACAGACAACCCTGTTGCGTCAGTTTCTGGCTTCGTAGTAGATTTTAGTGTGGACACCTGTTTAGCGGCGAAAACGCCATTTCCCTGCGAGGAGATGCTGGAGGTTACGCAAGAACTCTCCAAGCAATCTCCTCTTCCGGAAGGAACGAAAGTTTGGGCGCCTACCACGGGAATACCTCGAATGAGTTTCTAGTGACAAAGCAGCGGGAAATCTTTTTGCTGTGAGCGCACCGCTTACAAAATACACTCTCCATGTCGTTTGTAGTCCCGAATCCTTTGCATTCAGGGCAATAGATGATATATGATCCAATGAATATCCCAGGAGTCTTCTCTTTTGCATATTCTTCAGGCACACCAAGACTTTTACACACCTCCACAAATTCTTTTCCGTGCCCAGCTTCAGGTCCTGCTAGGACATGCGCTACCTCGTGTAAAAACACTCCATCGAACTGCTTTTTATTGCAAACCCTAATGAAGCGCTTGCTCAGTACAATAGCGTTTTCATCGTACCACGTTTGTCCAGTAATACCCACGCGTATATCTTTAGGAATAATTTTCCAGTCTTCCAGTTTGTATTTTTTCAAGAGTGAATACCCACGCTCTAAAACTAGTTTTGTCTTCTCTTCTTTAGTCACTAATTCAACCTCGTAATCTTAAACTTTTTATCAATGTTTCTAACGATACACTGTCGCAATTCGATAAACTCAACTTCCCGCGTACCGATAGCCATTCTGGAGCCGTAGGAATCCCGTTGTCTGAACGCGATGTCCGTGGAGATATTATCTCGCAACCCGTCGCTTAATATCCGTTTATTCGGAGTTTGGGTGATAATGTACAGAAACACATTCAACCCCGCGCCTTCGCGGATTATTTTCTTTAGGGCGTCGTTTGTCGCCTGGTCGGCTAGCTCAGCGAAAGACTGGAACTCATCGATTACTAAGATCAAAGGCTTGTCGGGACATTGCTCCTGCATGCCATTTTTTCTTCGCAAGTCGCTTAGTTTATCTACCCGCTGTTCAATCTCTCCGACAGTGCGCCTGATTAAAAGCCCCATCTGTCCAACATCTGCTGCGACATACGCTTTTTCCTCGTAGTCTACAAAATCGCTGGATTTGGTGCTAAAGATTGCTACATCTGCATATTCTACAAGACTAGGTAACAGTTTTCTAACCATAGTGCTTTTGCCAGACTGACTCATACCAGAGATTAGAGTGTGTTTCATCTGGTGGAGGTCTAGGGTGACCTCCGAACCAGTTTCAGTGTATCCTAGACTAACAGGATACTTGCTCTCAACAGAATCAGCGCCATACCCCTTCATTATTTCGTCGAAAAACTTCTTACTCATCGCTCGTCTCTATCTCCTTTGTCAAGGTCGCTATGCCTTTTGGCCAACCCGCTATAGTACGTTCGTGCCAGTTCTCAATGCCTGTTGCTTTTTGAATAGCTGCATCTAGACGGTCTGGAGCGGCAACAAGCTCGTTGTTTGCTAATTTCTCTAGTTTGATGTGTATGGTTTGTCCATCTTCCATAAAGAAATGGCAAAAGTCTATAATACCTCGGATAGCGTCGTCGATCTCTTCTTGGGTGTTCAGCGGTACACTTTCAAAATCTGTTGATAGAACGTAGATTCCTTCCATGTTATCCCCTCTTAGACTTTTCCCTTCTGCTAATACTTCCGCCCTTTCTTCCGGCCGCAGAGGCCAACTCTAGGTTTGTAGCAAAACCTTTCTTTACTTTTCTTAACCCTCCTTTTTGCCCGATTTCTCGGTAGAAGTTTGGGTTCTTTTTTAATATTGTATCTCGGGCTGCTTGCCCTCCAATGCGATTGCCTGGCACGTTAATTCTCCTTCTCTTGGGCAGTTTAATGTCTTGCCCAGGACACGTTGTTAATTGACTATTTGATTCTCCAGATGCCTACCGTGTATTGCTTACCTTTCGACAGGGTTCGCAGAGTATATTGCCTGTTTTCTGAGTGATACGTTCTAAAGTGCTGTAGTCCAGCAATGACAGACTTGTACTCTGTCTCGTCGCAAGATATTTCGATCATCTCTCCGACCTCTAAAGTATCTAGCTTTTCGTACAATTCTTTACGCTCTGTCCTTCTACTAACCTCTACGAGTGGTTTTTTCTTTGGTTCGCTAATTTTCATATATTCTCCTTATTTCTTGTCGTTTATAGTAGGAATGATTGTTGTGATTAATTCCTCGTCGCTTATTTTTCTCGCTGGCTTGTCCTCCTTTCGCCATTTAATCCAAAAATACAGAATAAGTGTTCCTAAAGTAATACAGAAAAACGCGTCCATCTAAAACCACTCCCAGCTAACATAATCGCCAGGAGATTCCTCTAAGGACTTCTCCAAAGCGCGTCTTAATTCTTTGTTGGTAAACGGCCCATAATCGCTTTGCCCGTTCTCTGGCAAGTTTTCTAGATATTTCTTGACGTTCTCTTTTTCCACTTGATACATATTCTGCTCATCGATGAACTCGATCCCCAAAGTATCTTCAGTCCGTGCGACAAATCTGTCGAATGCGTCCCAGTTCGAGAACGATTGGCTTCCGTATTCTCGATGAACGACTATTGTGTTTGCTCTATAACCCATTTAATTCTCCTTCTGTTTAGCGGCGAAAACGCCAGTTACTTTTCCCTGACTCCACTCCTGGATATCCACTTTGTAGGAAAGCTCGTTCTCCATCTCGCCGTCCTCGATGAAACGAACGCCTTTTCTCCGCACTTTGATATCTCTAAGCAGTGGCATTTTACAAGACAGCTTTCCTGTATTGTAGTCGTAAACAGCAATCATAGTTCCAGCCTTGAACACCATTTGGCTCCCTTTCAAGGCGTCCTCGATCTCGGCTAAATCCGTAACGCAGGCGCAAACCATCCCGTTGATAAACTCTCCAGAAAGATCCTTCAAATCAACAGCCGGCGAACGTTCTTCATCTGGAAAATAACCTAAGAACGGTTTATCTTTGAATTTTTTGCGGAACTCCATCGGGTTTATTCCTAATACCTTAAGAGTTGTGGAGATATGCGCGTAATTCACCGGTAAACCAACATTCCAGTTTGTTAAGTTAAGCGGACAGTCCAGAAGTACTGCCGTATACAGAGAACTCTCAGCTTCCAAAACTCTTTTCCAGTCTGAGTCACTGGATGTGGCATCTTTAATCTTACGGCGAACTTCATCGGCTCTGCCCTCCAGGATTAACTTGAGCTGTTCATCTGACAAAAATACCGGGGCAGGTTCCGCTATCTCCATATTCTCTCCCTTCCGTTTGCATAAAATAATGAGTTGTAATCTCCAGTCTTCATAAGAATGGCGGCTTGCTCTTTTGCTGTCTGGTTATCTGGGTAAACCTCTAAGACTTTGGAGACCATCAATAACTCTTTCTCAAAAGTCAACACCAACAAAATGTATTCATTGTT